AATCCGAGCACAAAGATGCCATGAAGGGCACGCCCAGCTCGGATAGCCTGCTCCTTAGCTGCCTGATGGGCAACACCCCGGAAGTGGATCTATCGGCCACCGGTGCGAGCGGCGCGGTCACTGGAACGGCCATTGTGGCCGGGCATTGAAAGGAGTAAGGAACGATGACATCCGCTAAGACTCTTCACCTGTTCGGGGGCCTGGCAGTGGCGTTTTTGCTGCTGGGTGCGCCGGTGCGTACCGGCAACGTGCGCTACAGCGACATCCGCCTGGAGGACCGGCAGGGCGACGGCACGAAGATCCAGACCGCCGGCACTAACTCGGGCACTCCAGGAGCCACGCTGTGCAATGACGCAACGGGCGCGGCGACGACGGTTGGCTGCTCAGTCGCAATTGGAGGAACGGGTCTGGTTCTTCTAGAGACGCACACGGCTTCCGCGTCGGCATCCCTTGCTTTCACATCCTGCCTCAGTAGCAGTTACGACGCTTATCTTGTCACTGTGGAAAAGATTGTCCCGAGCGCCGCGGGACTGTCGGTAACCCTGGTATTTTCGACCGATGGCGGCTCTAGTTATGACACTGGCTCTAATTACTACACCTCCCAACTTTCATGGTCAACAGGAGGTGTCGGAGCTGGCGGGCCTGGAACCAGTACCGCTATTTTGCTTTTTCCTTTTACAGGCCGAACGATCAGCACCACGGCAAGCACAAGTACGACGGGGTGGTTTTACATCTATGGTCCATCGGGTTCGGGCTTCAAAAATGTCGATGGAGAATTTCAGTCTCCTGATAGCACCACAAGCAACCCCCAGGCGCTGCAATTTCGTGGACGTTACAACATCACAACCGCGGTGAATGCGTTCAAAATCGGCGTTGCATCTAACAATATGACTTCTGGCAGCATTCACTGCTATGGACTAGTCAAGTGACATCATTTCCGGATTCGCCTCGTGTCGATGAGCATCACATCGCCATAGGCGTTGAAACGGCAACACACTAACGTGGAGATCCGCGTATCACGCCCGTTCCCCCTGCACACCGTTCCTCGGGTCTGGATGTGGCTGCAAGAGTTCCGCTGGCGCGTAGCCGACGACTTCTCACCACAAACGCTGGACGCCTTTGTGGAGGATTGGATCGAGCGCGCCGAGCTGGGCCGGGAAACCTGGGGCGTGTGGCGCGATGGCGAGCTCGGCGGCGTCGTGTGCGTCGATAAGGTTTCCCCGATCGTGGCGAGCTCGCACTTTTTGTTCAAGAAGAGTTTCTGGGGCTCGGAAACGACCGTAGCGGCAGTGGAGCAGGTCTTCCAGGAAGTGTTCGACACCGGCATCGAGCGGATCGTCTCGGTGGTCTTCCGCGATAACGCCAACGTGCTGGGCTTCGCGCGCCGGCTGGGCTTTGTAACTGAAGGCACGCTTCGAAAAAACACCATGCGCCAGGGCAAGCTCGTGGACATGGTGGCGCTGGGGCTGCTGAAAGCGGACTTTGCGAAAGCGTACGCCGCGCGGCATCCGCAAGCACCAGTGATCGCAATACCCGTTCCTGAAACAGCCGTGGAGGTGGCCAGCTAATGCCGCTCGGAACACTCGCGCAGCTCGCGTTCATGGGTGGCAGCGCATTGGGTGGATGGCTGGGTAACCGGAAAGGCGCGCGCACCGGCACGCAATCGTCCACTGACAGCGGCTCGACGCGGCGCATTTTGACGCCCTACCAGGAGAACATTCAATCGCCGCTGTTCGGCCTGGTCGACAAGCTGCTGAAGAATCCCAAGGGCTATCTAGAACCGTTCCGCCAGAGTTCACTCACGCGGGTGAATGACATGTACGCCAACGTCCCGCAGATTCTACGCAACCGGTTTCTGTCGTCGGGCGGCGGCGCCAGCGGCAAGTTTGGTACCGCCACGCGCATGGCGGAAATGTCGCGCCTGGGGGATCTCTCGCGCGTGAATCAAGGATTCGCGGAGCGCGAAGCCAGCCTGCCGCTCGAAGCGTCGAGCCTGGCGCAACAGTTACTCGGCATGAACTTCGGCAGCGAGTACAGCGGCAGCCGCGAAGGTCAATATACGCAGCCGGGCAGTGCAGCGGCGAGCGGCATCGGCAGCGGTCTGAGCACTCTGCTATCGCTGTTGGGGATCAACGCGGGCCTGGGCCGCGGCGACGTCGGGATCGGCGGCATATTGAGCCGCGGCGGAGCCGGTGGCTCGTTAGGAAAGGGAACATAGCCGATGCCAATCGACATCTTCAATCCGGTCGCGGACGGCATGGCGCAAGGCGTGGCGATCGGCAACCTGCTGCGAAACTCGGCGCTTCAACAGAAACAACTCGAGCTGCAACAACAGTCCGAGGAACGCGTTCGGCAACACCAGGAAGCCACGCAGAAACGCGAAACCGCTGAACTGGAGGAACATTTCGCCACCAATCCGGCTCTGCGGCGCCCGACGCTGAACGAACGCGCAGCGGCGACTACGGGCTTTGACTTCCAGCCGACCGGGTTCGGCGTGATTCCCGTCCCAAGCGACGCGCGCGACCGGATCGTCAAAACGCCTGGAGGCCGCGAGTACATCGCTAAAAGCCAGGAAGAGCAGCTGGCCGAACGAATCCAGCAGGCGCAGGCCCTGCAAGAGTCGCAGATTTCAGCCATGCAGCATATCCGTGAATTGCGCGGCGTGCCGCTCAACCCGGAAGTAGCGACAGAGTTGGGTCTGCCACCGGGGTTCAAAATCCTGCCGGAAGAAGCCCAGCATTTCGCTTCAACAATTGGCACGCTACAGGGACGCAAGACCGCAGCCCAGCAACATGCGGAAGAGCAAAAACAGCAGTTGAATTTCCGCGAGCGCCAGTTCGGAGAGACAGTACGTCACAACAGAGTGGAGGAAGCTCTGAAAGCACGGGAAGCCGATCCATTAGGAATGCTCGGTTCAGGCGGCGCCCGAGGCAATGCCATGCCAGGTGGCGCAGACCTTCATGGTGATGAGTTCCTGAAAACCATTCCTGCGCAGATCGGCCGCCAGGTGAAGGCGCTTGCCGAGGGCCGTCAACAGTTCCCTGCCTCCTTCGCGCTCAAATCTCGGTATTGGCAGCAGATGATCGGCCTTGTCAGCCAGTACGATCCGTCCTTTGACGCTGTGAATTACAACGCGCGCTCGAAGACGCGCAATGCTTTCACTGCCGGCGCCGAATCGAAACAGGTGAACGCGCTCAATACGGTCATCGGCCACCTGCAGGAGATGAGCAGCGCAGTCGACAAGCTGGACAATACGCGCTGGAAGCCGGTGAACACGCTAAAGAACTTCATCTCTGAACAAACCGGCGATCCAAATATCACGAATTTTAAAGCCATCCGCAATTCCGTTGTCGATGAGCTCGTGCGCGTCTGGCGGCAGTCGGGTGGCAGCGAACAGGATATCCAGGCTCGTCTGAAGGATCTGGACACAGCCAGCTCGCCCAAGCAGTTGCACGGTGTGATTTCAAAGCTCGTGGACCTGCTGCAAAGCAAACTGGAGGCTTTCGATACCCAGTACCAGACCGGCATGGGAACGACGGCACAGGGCTTCAGCACACTGACTCCAAAAAACCGGCGCATTGTGGAAAAGCTGAAAATCAAAGCCGGCGAACGCGTGGAAGGGCAAGAGGCATTACCAACTACGTCGCCCAAGGTAGTGCGTTGGACCCGTGACGCTCAGGGCAATCCTGTACCGGAAAACTAATGCCGCAACAGATCCAATTCGAGGGGAACACCCACGAATTCCCGGATGATTTCTCGCAAGCGGATATCAGCAAAGCGCTGGTGTCTCTGCATCCGGCCGAGACTGGGCAGGCGAAAGTTCCAGATCAGACCGTCGGGCACTTCCTGAATCGTGCGGTGCTCGGCACGGCTTCCGGTCTCCTCAGCACCGCCAAGCGTGCCATGACACAGCCGGAAACTCCCGGCGATATTGCTGCCGCCGCGGCCATGGGGCCACTCGGACCGCTGGTCAAAGATGTCGTCGGATCGCACGTTGAAACAGCCAAGAAAGCCCGCAACGCCTTCCGGGAGGGCCGTTATAGTGAAGCTGCTGGTTATGCGGGAGCGACGGCGCTGCCGATGGTGGGACCGTGGGCGGCTGGAATCGGCGAGACGATCGGCGAGGGCGATATCGCCGGCGGGTTGGGTGACCTGGCGGGTGGCCTGGCGCTGCCGGAAGTCGTCAAGCGATTGCCGGCGATTCCGATCAAGCCGCGTATCAAGGGCTCGCTCAATCCGGTAGAAACCGCAGCCGTCGATTTCGCGGAGCGCAAAGACATCCCAATCTCAGCCGGCGCGAAGACGCAAAACACTGCCATCAAAGGTGTGCAAGCACTCGCGGAGCATCAGCCACTAGGGGCCTTTGTCGCCCGGCGAGCCAAGAGAGCAACCGAGGAAGGGCTGACGCGTGTTAGTGGAGAACTGGCGAATGAAGCGCATCCGGCGCCGATGATGCCGGAAGGCGCCGCCGAATCTGTAAAGGGCGGGCTGCAAGCGCGGATTTCCGGCTTCAGCAAAGAAGCGGACACTGCGTATTCGAAGCTGCGCGAGATCGAGAGCGATCCCGCGAACCTGCGGCCAGTCGGCAAAGAGAAACAGATTCCGGTAAAAGACTCGACCGGTACCGTCGTCGCGGATCAGAATGGCGTGCCGCTGATGCGCACGGTTCGCGAGCAAGTAGCGCTGCCCGTTGACATGCGCAACGTGAAAACGGCGTTGCGGCCGATCGAAAAGGAAATGTTCGAACGCATGCCGCCGGCGCAGCGGCTGGCGGATCCCGCACTGAACGCGGTCAGCCGGATTCTCGATCGCCCGAACTATCTATCGGCATCGGCTGCGGAAGCGGACCTCGGCTACCTCAAATCAATTCTGCGCAAAAATGTTTCGGCCACCAGCAAGCACATCGCGCGCGAGGCTATCGACGAGCTGGACAGCCAGGTGCAGAATGCCGTCTCGCAGGGCGGGCAGGAAGCGCTGAAGGCGCTGCAACAGGGGCGGGCGGCCACCAAAGCCAAATACGTCACGAAAGAAGTCCTCGACGACCTGCGGGCCGAGCCGGTGCAGGCGTTCAATCAGATGCTGTGGCGAGAAGACACCGGTATCGATATGCTGCGCCGCGTGGCGAAGGAAGTGCCGAGCGAGATGCCGAAGGTCGGACGCGCCTACATCCAGGAACTATTCGACACATCCAAGCAGGAGGGCGGATTCAATCGCTCGCAGGCTGCCCTGCGGAGCTGGCAGAACCTGGGGCCGGAAACGAAAAAGATCCTGTATCCCAATCCGTTCCTGCGGCGCGAGATGGACAATTTCTTCAATCTGGCGGCCAAAGTTGCGGAGAATCCGAATCCCAGCGGATCAGCCGTGATCGGTTCGCATGTCGCTGGGGGCGCCCTGATACTCCACAACCCACTTTCCGGCGGCGCGTGGCTGTTATCCGGGTACGGAGCCGCGAAACTGTTTTTCACGCCGGGCGGCGTGCGGCTGTTGACGCAGGCCATCAAGATTCAGCCGAGCCGCGCGGCCGGGGCGTTGCGTGTGGGTCAGATTTTGCGGTTGGTCGGGAAGGATGCGAAGCCGGTCGAGCTGCCGCTGGCGGCTACGTCCACTTCCCCGTCACAACAAACCGAAGAAGCCAGCCTACGCTGATGGGCAAGGTGAGCAGCATCGTTTGTTCGAAGGTCATGGTTTGGGTGCCGGTGCTCTGGATGGCAATGACGCCTATCCCCATCCAGAGGGCAGAGAAGACCAGCCAGGCACGGCGTAGCACGGCATGAATGTTATCACAACAAGGCGAAGAGTGACACCCCGGCGACGGCAATTAACATACAGTTCGCTGCCACCGCAGCCCAAGGAGAAACGCGACGTGCTGATGCCCAAGGTTCGGGAGTTGCTGCGGGCGGATCCGTGAGCGCCATGATCCGGTTTCTCGGCTCGATTGTCTCGCTGGTTTGGCTCTGGGGTTCGTTCTTTGTTGCCGGCCAGATGCAGGTCAATCAATCGCGTACCGTGCAGGAGCGCTTTTACGAACATCTGCGGACTTCCGATGTGGAATCGGAAAAGCTCGCCCAGCTTCAGCGCCAGGTGCAGGGTTTCGATGCGATGCGGCTGGATTCGCGGCTGACGGTGCTGGAGACGCGTGCAGCCGTTCTGCAGTGGCTGGTGACCGGGCTATTCTTTCCGGTGAGCATCAGTGCGGTGGAAGCGCTGTTGCGGATGTGGGACAAGAAACGCCACCAGCCGTAGGCCGCTGCTACAGTAAGAATTCCATGTCAGACGCAGAAGTTTTGGAAGAGTTGATTGAGCGGGCGCGGAACGTGAAGGCGCGGTTGGTGAGGCTCTCCGATGCGGCCCTGGTCTATTCCGAGCGGTTCCTGGAGCTCGGGCGGGCGCTCAAAGCGGAAGGCGGTCTGCGTGCCGGTTTCCCGTTTGAGGACTGCGACGTGGCCGAAGTGAAACGCATTTTAGAGGAGTTGCCGGAGCTGCGATCGGAACTGAGCAACCTGGAACACCGGATCAAGCGGAGAACGGCACTCGAATAGCCTATGGAATACTTTTGCATGGACGTGGCCAACGCCAGAATCGCTTCCGAAGCTGCGCCGCGTATTCACGCATTGCTGCTGAAGGTGCTGGGCCCGGCGAAAGCGAGACCGACGATGACGATGAACCGCGAGTGGCTGGTGGATTTCAAGGAACTCTCGCAGCTGAGCATTCCGTGCACAAAATGCAAAACGCGCGTGCTGCTGGACGCAACCGATCAGGATGCGCGGATACCGGATGAATGCCCGGCGTGCGGTGCCGAATATGGCGAGGTCTTCCGGAGCACGCTGAAGCTGTACCGGGATGTCTACCGCAGATTGGCGGACCCGGGCGGCCACGCGGTGCAGGTGCGGATCGCGTCGGCAGACTAAGCTAAGCGTTTACTTCGCAGCAGTCGGTTTGACTTCGATCTGTGCCGGCGCCGACCGCTGCGGAAGGTTTAATAACCCGTCTCTTAACGCAGCCGCGCCGGAGTTCTTCGCGATCAGATACAAACCATCCAGATAATCAACAAGCGTCACCTTCCCGGGTTTGAACGCTTCGAGTAAGCCGACGATTGCCACCCGATAGTCATCAAAATCCGGCCGCCGAGAGCGTAGAACTTGAATCGCCTGGCTGAAAGCAGGCTCACCAATATCGAATGGAAGCGCGGCCTCCGGAATTTGGCGCTGATGCAATTCTCGAAGTGCGGCAGTCTCGGCAGCCGCCAATTGTTCCTCCCGCCGTGCGCGCGCTCGTAAGAATTCGGCCTCTGCTTGCGCCCTTTGTGCCCGTGCACCTGCTTCCAGTCCACGCCCGAGAGCCTCGGCTGGGTTGAAAACCTGAACCTGTGCAACGGCACAAGGAAACAGCTGTGTCGCAAAACCCAAAATCACCAATACTTTCATGGCTTGTCCTCCTACCGTTCGCTCAATGAGTTCTTCCATTTCTGTCCGGTATAGCTGAAGTAGTTCCTCCGCGTGGCGTAGCAACTGCACTAGGCTTCGCATCCGCGCCAGCATTTCATCCGCGGCCTCCCGCCCGTTTTTTCTTCGTTTTGACAGCAGGATGAGATTGCTGGTGTTGGCTGCCATGCCCCCTGACCTGAACGTACTCCTGAAAGACCTCCAGGCTCTGAGTCACCATGCTGATCGCGCGATCGTTGCCGCTTCGCAATACTTCGTCGAGCATTTCGAACAGCTTACGGTGCTGAGGAGGATATTGTGCCCCAACGGTGGCCGCAGGCTCAATCAGGGGTTTCCCTCCCCCTTTGTGTAGGTACTCCTCGACGGCTTTCTGTGTGACGGCCCACAGAGGCAGTTCCTCATCGAGCGCGCGCTTTTTCAGTTCCTTATGGAGCGTTTCCAGCATCTCCATCCCGAACTTTTTTCGCTTCTGTTCCATCGGTTTACGTGCACGAGTGCACTTTTGGTATTGACTTAGTGCACCAGTGCACTATACTGCTCATGTAATGCAACCGAACACAGTAACACAGCCAGACGAGGCAAACACCACGATCGGAACTATGCGGTGGCCCACTGAGTTGTGGAGAGCGATCAGGAAGCTCGGCATAGACCGCGGCAAGTCTGGACAACAGATCGTTATCGAAGTCATGGAGCAGTGGCTGAAAGACCAACGCTGAAAGGAACGCATCCATGGCGATCACGCCCACGCAGGAACACGATTCGGAAACCGGCAGGATGTCCAGCATCCCCCCGGCGAACGAACGCGCACAGGGCACGGCAAGCGCAATTTCCGAGAGTAGCGACGTTGCACGTGGAACGGGTGAGGCCGCCGTACAAGGCCGTCCAAAGGCGAGGCGTGTGGCGAACCGTGATCGCGGATTCACAGCGGCGGAACTTTCACCGCGCTTCCGCGCACGCATCTTTCTGGAGTTTGTAGAGAACCCCTCGACGGACCGGATCGCGGACCGATTTCACGTGCCGCGCATGACGGTGATTGAAGCAGTGCTGTATGAGCAAGTGCGCCGAGATCGACGCTCGGCCTGAAAGGAGACGTATGAACTTTTTTTCCAGTCGCCGGCGAGGCGACGAAGTAATGGCGGGGCTCGAAAGAGTCCACGTCGGTTTCTTACCCCACACGCAGTTGCGCAGCGTGAACAACCCGGCTTTTAACGAAGCCGTGCAGATAGCCATCGGGCGATCGCGCGCCACACCGACCGGCAAGCACATTACCGCTCTCTGCGATCACATCGAACACCTGGAAGCACAGAATAACGTTCTGCTCGACGAAGTGGCTTCGCTGCGTGCGCGGGATCTGCGGCTGCAGAAGCAGGCCGCGGATATGTTCCAGCACATGACCGCAACACTGCGAGCCGCCAACAAAAATCACAAGCCAGACGAAGGCAATGTGAATAAGGGGCGCGGAGATTCGGATGGGCCGATCCCAGATTCCGACGCGCCCCGCCGGTATCCCGAGAACGTCCTAAAAGCTCCGGACCTGGTTGGGATTCGGGCGCGCGGCCAGCATGACCGCAGATGGCTCGCGGCGCTCGCGGTGGCGTTCCTGACGTTCGCGGTGATTTTTATCATCATTTTCGTCGATGTCTGGGGCGGGAGGTGACGCCATGGACAACGAAACTCAGGTGGTCCGCTACACCCCGGGCGAAGTAGCAGCTGCCGACTGGATGCCCGTTTTTGACATCGGGCTCGCATTACAGCGCCGCACGGCCATGGTGGATTTTGTCAAACAGATCCTGGTCGAAGGCACGGATTACGGCAAAGTGCCGGGCTCGGATCGGGATTGCCTGCTGAAACCAGGCGCCGAAAAGCTGGCAACGTTTTTCGGCCTGGTGGTGGAGTTCCAGCTCGAGAGTTCGGTCGAGGACTGGACCGGGAAAGATCACGGCGACGAGCCGTTTTTCTATTACCGCTACAAGTGCCGCCTGCTGAAGAATGGGCGCTCAATTGGCGAAGGCGTTGGCTCCTCGAACTCGTGGGAGAGCAAGTACCGGTATCGCTGGGTGCAGGAATCAGCGTTGCCGGCGGAATGGAGTCAGGAACAGGTCGACGCCCTGGTGAAGCGCGGCGGCACGATCTTCGAATTCGATTTCGCCATCGATAAAGCCGAGACGACTGGAAGATACGGCAAGCCGGCCGATTATTGGCAGCGATTCAAGAACGCAATCGCGGACGGCACCGCGCGCAGCGAAAAGCGCGACACGAAGAACGGCCAGCGGCCGGGCAAGGTGATTGACTCAACGCTCTACCGCGTGCCGAATCCGGACGTGTGCGATCAAGTCAACACGCTCCAGAAAATGGCTCAGAAGCGCGCGCAGATCGCGGCGGTGCTGGTGGGCGTCAACGCCTCGGAATACTTCACGCAAGACCTGGAAGACACGCACAGTGAAACGCCCGAGCAGGTAGCGGAGCGGCGCATTGCGGAGGAACAAAGCAAGATCGACGCGGCGAAACAGACCGCGCAAAGCCCTCAGCCTGGCGCGGCTGAGACTGGCCCACATGCAGCCAGAGCCACTGCATCGGGTCACAAGGCGGGGAACGGGCATTCGTCTCCTTGTCCCGTTCCCTCCTCCTCACCGGAAATTCCGGCTGCCGTGCAGGTCATCTGGGCCCGCATGAGCTCGATCAAAGGCGTCTGCACCGAGCTGGAATCGCTCAAAAAGTCGCTGGTCGAAGTCTGCGGCCAGGAAGTGGGCGAAGGGATCTATTACCGAATTCTCGAGAAGAGCGGCGTCGAGCATGCCAACCAGTTCAAGAGCTCGCAACCGGCGCGCCTGTGTGCGCAGCAGCTGTACAAGGCGCTCCAGGGCGAGCTGGAGATGCAAAAGCCGCACGGTGATTTTCAGGCTACGGATGCGGATCTCCCCGCTGAGTTGTTAGACACGAAAGGAGTTGCGTGATGCCAACGCACGCGTCCCATTACGTGCATTTTCAGCTCCTCAAACCCATAGAGCCGTTGCGCGTCACGGTTGATGTTGTGTCATCCGGCTCCGGCTCCGGAACGGTGCACATCTCATTGGATGCTGGCCTTGATGACCACCACCTGTTCATGACGCGGGCTCAGCTCGAGGCCTTAGGGGAAGCGATCCAACGCGAGATTCAGCGGGATGGCGCAGTGGTAGCGCGCGAGGCTCATAACCTCGAGGCCGTGGGTTCGAGTCCCACTCCCGCAACCAATTCAGCAGAGAAAGCCGAGGTGGCGTGATGCGGTTCATTGTTTCGCTCGGTGACGTGCGGGATCGTGACGGCAACCTCGTCGCGCCCGTTCAACATGTGGATTACGGCGATTGGCTTGATGGCTCTGAGAAGCCAGAACCCATTTCAGATCAGGAGGAACGCGAACATGGCGACCATGACCGCTAACCAGCCAGCGCTGGTACGCACACAAAGCCTGTGGGACATCGACGAGCAGTTGCAGCTGCTGATGGAACAGGCGCAGTGGGAGGAATCGGAAGCCGGCGCGGTGACGCCGGAAACCATGGAAGCGCTCAAAACCTATTTCGCGGCGGCGGTCCAGAAGGTAGATCGCATTGCGGAGTTCCTGAAAGCTCAGGAAGCGCTGGACCGGATGCGCAAGGACGAGAGAAAACGCCTCGACGAGCGCGGCAAGATCGAGCAGTCGAAATACACGCGGTGCCTGGCCATGCTCCAGGGGTTCCTGGAAGCCCGCGGTATCACCCAGATCAAAGGCAAACTGAACACTATTTCGCTCTGCAACAATGCACAGCCATCGCTCAAGATCACCGACGACAAGCAGGTGCCGGAAGAGTTCCAGCGAGTGTGCATCACGGTGAAGCGGGACTGGTGGGATAAGTGGGTCCAGGCGCAAGAGCTGGGCCATGACTTCGTGGAATTCGACACGCTGCAGCGGACGCTTGCGGTTGATCTCGCGAAATCCATGACGGATGTTTCCGATCCGTTCATCGACGAGGCGGCAGTCAAAGAGCGACTGATCGAGGGAACGCTGGTGCCGGGCGCGGACCTGATCCTCGGCAAGCACGTGCGGGTGCGCTGATGATCATCGGTCTGCTGCTGCGCATTCTATCGACCTTGCAAACCATGCTGGCGCGTCAAGCGGAAAACCACAAAGCGGTAATGAGCCGGCTGGCGGCGATCGACTTCACCATTGTGTTGCACGGGGAAAAGCTGGCGGCGATTTTGAACGCGCTCACTTCAACGACGGACATCGTACTCACCGAGCAGGAAATTAGCGATCTTCGCGAGAAGGTCAGGCGAATCCGGCAATCGATCGGATCATTCAATCCATAAAACAGGAGAACAAAAACGAAATGGGCGACCAACCCCCTCAACCAACACTGACGGCGTTCGAACAGTTGAACGCAGACCTGGACGATCTGGGAGCCGACTTGACGGCGAAGTTTGCCGAAATAAGCGCCGAAATCACGACGCTGAAAGAACAGGCCGCTGCTGGCGACCGCATCACGGTGGAGCAGCTGAATTCGCTGCACGCCAAGGTGCAGGGCCTCGACGATTCCGTCACCAGCTTCATGACGACGTAAGTTTCCCGCGCGGTGCGGGTAGAGCCGAGCGCTGGCGGCTGGCCAGTGCAGCTTGATTGAAACTACCAGGCCGTTCTGCTTCAGAAGGGGGCAGAGCGGCCTCGAATGAGCTTCAGCACTTCCGAGAGACGCACTTGGAAGGTGAGTCGAACTCGGAGCCGTGCTTGGCGGTGCTGGGGCTCATTGGAGAGAACGGGATCCATGGCAATGACGATCACCAAAGCAAAGACCGCTGGCTCGGGACGTATTGAGAAAAACCTGGAGATGGCAAAGCAGACCGTCTCGACCGCGCGGTTGATCGCAGAAGCGCCATCAGGTCTGGAATTCTCCGAGCGCAAGAAGGCTGTTTCGCCTTACGACAGCGTTTCGAAAGCCATGGGAGCGATGCAGAAATGATGGCCTGGTACTCCATTCTGCGCCGCACGCGCGTAAAACCACGTCGCGCGAAACCGCGCAAGGGCCGCGTCTACGACCAGAACTATCTGGACTGGATCCACACGCAGCCGTCGATTGTTCCGACGCATGCCCCTGAATGTTGGCGAACAGTATGCTCGATGACTGCCCACCATGTGCGGGAATACGGATCGCCGAAGGATGACACCGCGACCGTACCGTTGTTCGCCTGCCACCACATGCACGCTTTCGGACACGCCACCATGGAGCACGGCAAGCGGGCCTTTGAGGAGCGCCACAACCTCAGCCTGGAAGCGGAGATCGCGCGGCTGCGCGCGCTGTATCTGGCCACGGAGCAGGCTCAATGAGAACCGAATTCGATATGCTTTGCCTGTCGCAAGGAGACGACGATGCTATGGCAAGGCGAAGACTGCAACTCAAAGGGCATTTGTACCGGGATGGCCGCTGGTGGCGGCTCCGGTGGCGGGAAGACGTCATCGGGGAAGACGGAAAAATCACGCGCTCTCGACCGACGGCGGTGATTGCGGCGTGTAAGGGACGGGGCTCGTTCACGCGCAAGAAAGCTGAACGGCTGGCATGGGACGCGATCCTCTCGAAACTCGATCAAGCGCAGATGTGCCCGCAATCCATCATGACGCTCGGTGATTTCGTAGAGCGGCATTTCATTCCGGAGCACGTACAGTTGAAGAAACTCGCGGGCAGGCGGCATTACGCCACGATCCTCAAGCACGTGATCGTTGCGCTGGGTTCGAAGACGCTGCGGGATATCGGCCTGGGTGACGTGCAGCGCCTGGTGGCCGGCATGGTGGGCCGCGAGTACCGCTACGCGGTGGGCAAGGGCAAGAACAAAAAGATCCGTACGGGCAGCTACAGCGTGCAGACGGCGGTTCATGTGCGCAACGCCATCAGCGCGATCTTTCGGCACGCGAAACAGAACCGGATGTATGCGGGGGATAATCCCGCCGAGCTGGTGCGGCTGCCGGAAATGCAACGTCGTGAATCGCACGCGCTCAGTGCCGAGCAGATGACCGAGCTGCTGGAAGTGCTGGAATCGCCGACGCGCGAGCTGGCGCTGTTTGCCACGCTGACATCGATGAACATCGCCGAGCTGTGCGGCCTGGTGTGGCGGCGGGTGAATCTCGCGGACACCTGGTTGACGGTCGACGGGGAAGTGCTGCCGCCCATGACGCTCGCGGTTCGGCAGCAGTGGTATCGCGGGGCGTACGGCACGGTCAAAGCGCGCAGTCGCAGGCGCAACCTGCCGATTTCGCAGGATATGGCTGCCGAACTTGCAGCGATTCGATGCAGATCCAAGTTTATCGGCCCCGACGATCCAGTCTTTGCGGCGAGCACGGGCCGACCGGTCGATGAGCATAACCTGGCCAAGCGGAAACTGAAGCCCGCAGGCGTAAAGCTCGGTATGCCGTGGCTCTCCTGGCACGCGTTTCGACGGACACATACAACGCTGGCGGATCAACTCGAAATGACGGCAGGCGACCGGGTAGCCATGATGGGGCACGCCGATTTCCGGATGACCTCGCATTACACGGTGGTGGATCTGGACCGGCGGCGCGCGGTGATCGAGCGCATGGGCGAAGTATTAAAGAAACCGGCTCACCGCGAGTCGGGTGAGTTGGTGTTGGTGCGCGCGAAGGCGAAATGAAATATGGCCCATAGCTGTCCGGACTGTTCCCAGGCCTGCTACTGCAACGGCGACATCGACGACTGCCTGCTCGATGACGATGATGCAATCAACGCGTGCACGCATTGCGACGACGAAGGCGATTTCTTCGAGGAATCGGATGAACGACATCTGGGTAGCGCTGATTATCGCTCTGCTGTTGACCTGGCGCTACCACGCGAGGCGGCGACGGTGATGCGCAATCACAAAATAGAGACGCGGGACATAAACGGCAAGCAACGGGAGTGCGCCGTCTATGCGTTCAAATGCGAGGGCTGCGGTGCCGAGGGCGAGATCGCCGTGCCGCTTGTCGAGTTTGGCCCGTTCGGGTGTCCGGAGGGATGCGGAGCAACATATATCCAGTGGAGGCCACCCGCAGGCGGGTACGCGCTCCAATGTGTCGTTTGCCCGGTTTTCGAAGAGCCCGAAGAATGACAGACATCGTTGAATCGCTGGCCAGCAAGGAATTCGAACGCCTGGGCCAGAACATTCTGCGGTTACTGGCCAACGTGGGCGAGCTGGGCCACTGCAAGGGCTGTGGTGCGGTCGTCTACTGGGTGACGCACCGCAGCGGCAAAAAGGCACCGTATACCCAGGACGCGACAATTCATTTTGCGAACTGCCCGCAGGCGGCGCGGTTCAGAAAACGGAGGGATGGGGATGATCGAGAAGACTGACGATGTGCGGAGAATAATTGGCACGCCGCTGCCGGAGAAATATATACTCGGCGTCGACCCAGCCACCGGCAGGGATGTCAGTCGCGAAGCGCCGCGCCGCAGGAACGAGTTCATCGAAGAGCTGGTGAAGTTCCGCGGCAGCGAAATCACCGTCACCACAGCACGGGGCAAGGTCTACGAAGGCGTTTGCAGCGCTGTGAGCCACTCCGATATGTGGGTGGTGCTGCGAACGCCGAGGGAAAAGATTGTGATCCGTGACGTGGTGGAGATTCGGCGCAAGCGCACACACCCTTTCGCTGGCGGCCTGGCGAAGGACGAAAAACCGAACGATTCTGGACCGCTAGAGGACAAAAACTGATGCAAGTGATTGACGGCACAGGGTCGAGCGTCGGCCTTACAAGCAGGAGGGCACTGGTTCAAGTCCAGTACCGCCCACCACAAACCCCTGTAGTTCCAACAAACGATTCGGACGCAGGTGTCCGCAATTCCCCCGCTGAACCCCTAACAAGTGACGATTCTGGGCAGGTACTGGCCAGAAATCCGAAGGGACGCTCATATGCCCTGTAACCACGTTGAGCTTCCCAATGGCGGGCACGCGATCATCTGCAGCCGCGGCGGGCAGAAGCGGTGTCACTACTGCGGAAGACCTGCTCCGGTTCTTTGCGATTACCCGGTCGCCACTCACAAGAGTGGCACCTGTGACCGACCGTGTTGCCGCGCTCACGCTGTGAACGTAGGTGCGGATCGCGACTATTGCCTGACGCACTCGAATGTGGCGGAACCAGTAAAACCATGAGCCGCGCGTCCCATCCGCCACCGTGCGCCACCTGTGGCGACAAAAAACCGGAAGCCGTCTGCGACTGGCCCGTCGACGGCGTTCTGAAAATCAAACCTCTAGCGTTGCGGGTTGGCGACGTCATGGAATACGGCGATCTGAAACTCGAAGTGCTCGGCATCAAGCTGCGCGCGCATCGCGTGGGCGTGTACTTCAGGCGACCTGACGGATACACATTTCTGACGCACATCCGCGCTTCGCAGTGGCTGAAGGTGGAGCGCAGCGGGAAGTGCGGCCAGGCCTGCTGCTTCCGGCATCGCCGGCACGTGGATGATAAACGCGACTACTGCGAGGAGCACTGGAACGCTTGGCAGCAAGTCGCATGAATCCGAAAGGAGCACGATGTCTCAACTAACGTTCCGCGGGGCCTTCCTGCGGTTTGCGGATCTGCGCCACAAAAAAGAGGCGGGCGTGTTCGCGCGCCTGCATTTCACCGCGGATCTGACCAAGCCGGTGATGGAGGCCATGGAGTGGGCTGAAATCCCGGATTGCATGAACAGCGCCAAGCTGTGCGGTCTGCTGACGGCGCGCAACCTGGTGCTGACGCCCAACCAGAAGGAGCTGCGGAAAAGCGAAATCCAGCTCGATTGCAACGAAGTGGGCGACTTCCAACTGTTCCGTGTCCAGGACAAAGACGACAAAGACAGCACACGGACCGAGCTGCGCTTTGTAGCCCGTGTGGTGGCGCGCGGCGCGATCGCGGTGTGCGAGGAATACTTGCGCACGGTCGGCACGTCTCAGGGCGCGCTGAAGATCGCCTACGAAGACCAGGGCGAGCTGGCAATCGAAGAAAAGCCCGCCGGGAAAACGAAAACCAATGGCACCGCGCAGCTCGACATGAAGCAGCGCCAGGCCGGAGAAAAGGAGTCCAGTGTTGCCAACTACCCAGACTGAACCGGGCGCGCCGGCCATCATGAACTTCAGCCGGATCCCGCTCAAGAGCCTGATCGAATCGAAGACTAACCCGCGGCGCACGTTCAACCCCGCGCAGCTCGACGAGCTGACCCGGAGCGTCAAGGAAAAGGGCGTGCTGGTGCCGCTATTGGTGCGGGCGCTGCCCAACGGCAATGCCCCGAGTTTTCTGTACGAAGTCGTAGCGGGCGCACGGCGCTTTCGCGCAGCCAAAGCCGCAGGGCTCGTGGAGGTGCCGTGCGAGATCAAAACCCTGAACGACAAGGAAGTACTCGAGATCCAGTTGATCGAGAACTCGCAGCGGGCCGATGTGCATCCGCTCGAAGAAGCGCAGGCCTACCGGCAACTGCTCGAGAAGCACGGCTATGACGTACAGGCGCTGGCGATCCGCGTGGGGAAATCGGAAAGTTACGTCTACGCGCGGCTGAAACTGAGCGATCTGAACAAGCGCGCGGCCGATGCGTTTCTGGCGGAAAAGATCACAGCCACCCATGCGCTGCTGATCGCGCGGCTGCAACCCAAAGACCAGGTGCAAGCCATCGAGTATTGCTTGGGCCAGAGCGGCGTAGGCTACCACGAAGATGTGGCGACAGCAGTCGAGCTGCGGTTGTGGATCGAGCGCAACATTCTGCTGGATCTGCACGCGGCGCCGTTCAAGAAAGACGACGCGACACTCGTTCCGGAAGCCGGGGCCTGCACCACATGCCCGAAGCGCACCGGATTCACACCACAGTTATTTGCTGACATCAAGGCGAAGGACACCTGCACGGATCCGGCGTGCTTCAACGGCAAGGTGGACGCGTTCATTCAGATCCAGCTGACCGAGTGCAAGGAGCTGGTGCAGCTGTCGAGCGAGTACTCCGGGTACGGTTCCACGATCCCCAAGGGTGTGCTCTCGCGGAACGATTACCGGCCCATCGAGAAGGACAAAGACGCTTGCGCGAACACGGAGCCGGGCATCCTCGTGCACGGGCAAAATCGCGGCAAGCGCATCCGTTTCTGTCGGGCGAAGGACTGCAAAACACACAAGTCCTCGTCATCAGCTTACCGGCGCACCCCGCAGGAGATCGCGGCCGATAAGCAGCGGCGGGCCAAACAGCAGCAGCACGAGAGAACGCGGCTCGCAATCGCGAATGCCGTATTGGAGAAGGCCGATAAACATGAAACGCATGTGGCGGAGTTCATCGTTCGCAGTATGTTCCAGGCATCCCATTACGACCGGCAGGCGTGGCTGGCAAAGCGGTGGAACCCGGGCCACAAGGGACGATTTGACTTCAGTCAGATCACACAAGCTCTGAACGTGCGTCTTGCGAAGCTGGGCGGTGGCACGGCGCTCTACCAGGTGGCGCTCGAAATCGCCGTTGCGCGGGAGTGTGACCGCGGCGGGCCGAACGCGTACGGATACAAGGCCTCGGAAGATCCGATGCTCGTGCTGGCGAAGCACGCCGGCGTCAACGTGAAGGCCATCGAAACGGCCATCGAAACGGCTGTGGCCGCCAAGTTCGCTAAGCAAGCACCGAAGTCGCCGGACAAAAAGCCTGCGACTCCCAAGAAACCGAAGCCGGCCAAACGGAAGAAATGATCGAACTCGAAGACGGCGCGATCCGGTTGGAGCTGCGCGGCCACATCCCAGCCAAAGCCAACCGCTACCGAATCGGTTGGCGCGGCGGCAAAGCCGGGCTCAGGTTGGACGATGGCGTCAACCGGGAGCTGGCAGGCCTGGGATTCCAGATCAATGCGCAGTGGGCCGGAAAACCGCCGCTATCGCATCCAGAAGTGCGGATCTGTTTTCACCTGGCCAGCTCGGGCCGCGATCGCGACAACGCGCTCAAGAGCCTGTTGGATCTGTTGCAGCAATGCGGAGTGATCCGAAACGACAACGTAGCAAACTTCAACGGCCGGGTGATCCTCGAGCCCGCTGTGATCTCATCGGAGGAAATGACCATTGTCGAACTGCGTGACACGTTTGCCACGAGCTCTTCCAGCAACGATTAAGGTTTCCCGGGGCGCGAGGTCCTTGTGGGCCATCCTGCGCGATTACACAGGCTCCAAACCCGAATGCTGGCCAACGCGTGAGCGTCTGGCGGTGGATCTACAAGTCAGCAAGACCAGCGTCAGTGTGTGGCTATCGGAATTGTGCCGGGCCGGCGTCCTCGAGCGACAGATCCGCGGCGGGCATCTTTCGACCGTCTACCGGCTCAAACTCCCGGAGGCTACCGGTCAATTGGCTTTGGATTTTTCTGTGGAAAAGCTCGCGGATATTCCTGAGAATGAGAACCCTGCTGTAAGTCTAGACTTACAGAATCTGGAACCCAGGGTTACAACCTCCTTATATCCAAGTGAACCTAAAAACAAAAACCAAGAGCAAGATCCTGAGACTGTACGGTTGTCCTCAACAGGGGAGGATTTCCACAACCCTGCCGAGCTTCGCGATCTTGCGCGCGGAATTTGGACCCAAACCGAATCAGTAGCCGTGCGGCGTTCACTCAACGAATTCCCAGCGGTTCGAGAGCAACAAATCCCGCTGGCGACCGTGGAAGAACTGGTGAGATCCAGATCAAAATCTCTCAATCTCAGCGGGTTCGAAACGGCTGCATATCTCGCCAGGGCGGCGAAGGAAACGTGTCCATGCAGCAACTGCCAGCCGCGAGCGCCCGGATGGTTCGCTGTGGTGCTGGCGGATCGCGTCGAGCGCCACGCGAGCGGCAAAGAGCAATTCTTTCAGCCGGCGAAGCACAAACGCGAGCCAGTAGAACAGAAACCAGAAACCGCGAGCTCGCCGGCATACTTCCCACGGCCTGACGACCTGGTGGCCGCGGGCATCAACATCGCAGCACTGGCACAACTGAAGCGGCTACCCGACCTACGCAGTGCCCGAGCGAAAACGCAGATTTTCGACGGGCATCACCAACCGGAGGAACAATTCGCATGAGAGGCCTGAGAGGCAACGGCGCGGTGATCGAGATCCCGCGCGCTCCAAGGCCAGGTGAGCAGTTGCGAGCCGAGCGGTTGCTGCAGGTGGCGAAAACACCAGAGGCGGCCAAGATTCCGGAATGGCTGGATCTACTGATGCGTCTCTATCGCCTGCGGCAGCGGCTCGGACAGCAGCGCATCTACGCTGACGCCGGGCACATTCGCATCGGCGGGCGCTATTTAACCCAGCCAATCTTACGCGAGCTGGTGACGCGGCTGGAAGTTGAGGAACAGAATGCCTGACATACCCACCACGCAGCCGGATCTGAGCGATAAGGGGCTGAAGCACGCTGCGTGGGAGACAAAGCGTGACCCTGATTCACTGTTCGCCTGGGTCCGCTCCGTCCGCGACCAAGCTCGTGCGGCAGAGCGGAAGCGGACGCTGCTGTGGGCGGCGGATTACTTGGATTCGTGCGCGAAAACAGCGATTGAATATAACGAGAAATACGTTTCGTCACACTTGGAGGTAATTGCAACAGGGTTGCGCCGCGCCGTCGAGGAGGGAGGCAGATGACCTTTGAGAAAGAACTAGCGCACCTTCTGAATAAGTACAGCCAGGAGAACGGTGCGGACACGCCTGATTTCATTCTGGCTCATTATCTAGCCGACTGCTTAAGGGCGTGGGATAGGTCGATGGCCGCGAGGGAGAAATGGTATGGAAGGTCTCCTACGATCCACTTTCAAGATACGGAATTATTCAAAGAATGGCTGAAGCGCAAGGGGTACGACTGGTCCAAGATGAATCTGTCGGAGCAGGATCGGGTTCGAGCGGAAAATATACGGGAGATGTGCGACCTAGTGATCAATCAGCCGACGCGAAGCGAGGAGTAAGGCAAAATGTCTGAAAACCGGTTTGACTATCTGGTACCAGCCATTGGTCCGGTGTTCGAAGGACTTGAGGATCACGAAAAAATATACGCCCTAGAGCAAATGGCCGATTACGTGCCGCTCCGCACATTACCAGGAGAGAACGGCAAGAGCGCTATATACCGAATTGAACTAACCGTGGAGCAGAGAAGTATGATTGCGGCTGGAGGCGACATCCTCGTTGAGATTCTCCACCTTGGAGGCCCGCTCGCGCCAAGCCGCGTGATGATTCTCAACCAACAGGATGTACCAGAGAACGAGCGGCATAACTTTAAACGCTGGTTTGCCGCTCAAACCAAAGGCCCTTATAGGGCCTAGGAGGGAGGCAAAGATGCCTGAGCATGTAGGTTGTCAGCATTGCGGTTGCCGCCTGCTGGAATTGGATGAAGAAGACTTGCGTATCATTTGTCCACGATGCAACCGTGAACGATCAGATCTTATGGCCAAGCTGAAACGTAAGCGCGGTGGACTGCGGGCCTTCTTTCGGTGGGCGCTCAATCATGCCTAACCCACTAACCGCCGAGAGAGTGCGGAATAGAATGAAAAAGGGTGACAGCCTAATCTTGACCGAGGAAGGGATGCGGAAGTTTCCAGGAGAGCCGATGGGAACGCTCATGGGGACTCCGCGCGATCCGCAATACCTGACCGTTCGGCGGGATGGACAGAAATCATTGTCACGATTTCACGCGTCTTTTTGGCGAAAGTTAAGAAAATCTGACCGCGAACGGCTGCTCAAGATTGCCAGAAAGAACGCCGCATGGTGACCGCCGGGAGAGCGCGGGAGATCGCGTTAACCGTCGAATTGGAGCACGAATTCATCAAGGGCACCTGTATTCATTGTGGACTACGCTATCGAGACGTAGTACGCCCGCAACTTGAGCAGCCATGCCCTACACGATTTGGGCGTATCCTCATCGACACCGCCATCGAGACGCTGGAGGCGTGGCGCACCGAACACCGAAGTATACGTACTCACTGGATGGAATACGGCAAATCAGATGACTGCCATGAATGCGTGGCAATGCAGCGTCAACTCACCCGCCTGCGCGCGGAGCGGGAGCAATTAGAAAGTCGGGCCATCGCGCCCGTGAAAGGAAGTTAACGATGAAGCTAAAGCTGCTTGGGATGTTGCTATTTCTGGGGACGTTCTTCACAACGTTCGGTGTACGGCTCTATGCTTGCTGTACCGTCAGTCAGCCGTACGCGACTTACTTTTCGTGCAATGAAGTAATCACCGTTGCATGTCAACCGACACAGTTCATGCGCTGCCGAGTGGTGGGCTGTGATCGCCGTTATAAGATAACCATTAACGGAGACTGTGTGACTGGTGCGGTGACGTTTAATTCACGCGCAGGAGCGGTCAGTTACTGTGATTCCTCTGGGTTTCCAGATGGGCTGTGTATCGCACAGTGCAAGAACTCGATCACGGTTGTGACCGAGAACCCTCTGGTCACCAAAAAGGAGCAATGCTTGGGGATTGGTAGCTGTTCTCCTGCGCCGACTAGCGTCTGCGCCTTTCCTGGTCCATGAAAAAGAGAGAAAAAAATGAATAAAAAACAACTACTGTACGCCGCCGCGATTGTCGTCACAGCTATGGGAGCTGGCCTGGTCCTCGCCCCCAAGTCTGTGCCTATTATTCACCAGCTCCAGGCGCAAGCGCAGAAAAGCACCACTTACACGATCAAGTACAAGCAGATTAGTTCTGACCCGGCTAGTCGTTTCGTCGGCACTGATCTATTTTTGCAGGGTAAGCGGGCCAATGGTGACGTGCTGTATAAAAACCTTGCCCCGCACGAGCTCGTAGCTGACGGAGTTAGGAAAACCTTATCGGACAATCGACGCTCCATCGACTATGGCGCTCACCGGCTTTGGAGGGGGTACGATCCAGACAGAAAGATCAAGATGACTACCGGAGACGGGTCGCCCATTGAGGCCGAAGCGTACTACACCGGAAACAAGTGCGATGTTTACAAAAAGACCGGCAAGTCCGGGAAAATACTCGGCTTCGATGTCGTTGAAGTCCAACAGTATCAGGGTAACTTGGATGTCGTCGTCTGGATGGCTCCGGATCTAGCCTGCGCTCCACTAAAGAAAATCGTAAAGAAGTTTTCCGACGACGCCGGCCACGAAGGTGAGCCAGACGGAGCAACAATCACAGAGGCTTTCGAGGCCTCAACCGAACCGCCGCCGGATAGTGAGTTTGAGATACCGGCCGACGCTCAGGAGGTTAATCAGAGCGAGTGGTTTAAACAAGCGCTGCCTGAACTGGACGCGAAGTATACCGCGGACAAAAAGTCGAGGGAGGCTGGAAAATAGGCGCGACGTGAGCTGAACTGGAAGCTGGAGCAGTCGCAATAACCGCAACGGACAATAACGGACAATGCCGGCCAAGGGTAAATCAAGACTCAGCGATCGCCAGAAGCAGCGCATCGCGGCCGGCAAAGCACTCGGTCGGCGCCACCGGGATATCGCCGCCGATACACGTTTGGCAAAAACCACGGTCGATCATGCGGTGCTGAAGCCGGAAACTAAAGCTCTGATCCAGCAGTTCAAAGATGAGAACCAGGAGCAACTGAGCCGCATGTACAAGAAAGCGCTGGGCACTCTCGATGCCGATCTGGACCGGAAAGCCTTCGACGCGCGGATTCGATCACGGGCTCAGCTGATGGGGATCATCCAGGCGGGCGACGAGCGGATCGCGATCGGGGATCTGGGCGCCGGCGAGGACGGCGGGAAGTACTCACTCGAAGAGCTGCTGGTGGAGCACGTTAAACTGGTGCGAAGGAAATGAACCACGCGAAGGAGACGTGACACGATCCCAGCGGCAGACACTGTTCGATGCACACCTGAAATGGGCCGAAGCCATCGCGCGTTCGGTCAAACGCACGCTGCCGCCATCGTTCGAAGTCGCCGATCTCGAACAAGAGGCGCGGCACGAAATGTGGAAAGCCACGCGCGACTACAACCAGGCCGATCCGCGCGGTGCGTCATTCCCCACGTTCGCCTATCAGCGGGTCCGGGGCGCGTGCCTGATGAGCGTGCGCCGGCGCGCGTACCGGGAAGCCACACACGGCCCGCTCTACGATTCAGCGGCTATCGATCACAGCTCGGGCCAGGATGCGCACCAGGACAAACTGCGAGCGGTGCTGCTCGATGCGATCGGCCGGCTGCCCAGCTGGCTCGACCGGGAACGGCGCGTGCTGCGATTACACTACATGGCAGGTATGCCGTTGAGCGACGTGGCGGTGAAGCTGAAGACCACCGACAGCCAGGCGCGGGAGATGCACGAGCGTGGCCTCGTAGCGTTGCGGCGGTATCTGGCAACGCAGGGAATGCGGCCTCGGCATCTGGAGTGGTGAGACGGCAATAGAGTTCTTATGGAAAACCAGACACCGATTCCGCAGGATGATCCGATCTCAAACGCCATCGGCGTGTTAGCCTTTCTCCGCAGTGTCATCCGTTGCGGTGAGGATCTATCCGAGCAAGAGTACGAAGTGGTTCAGAAGACCATCGATGCTCTGAAACAAATCCAACCCAACAAGCAAGTACTCCCGACGGCAATAAACCCCTGAGTGTCGAGAGCCCAAGCTCTATCCGAGCAGGAACGCGTCCGAATTCTATCCGCGTTCGCGGATCATCCGCAATTCTGTCGTAGCTCGCTTCGCATTGCGAACAAGATGGGCCAGACCGTGCCCATCGAACTCAGCCCCATGCAACTCAAGGTGGACGCGGTGAAGCGCACGCAGCGCGCCGCCGGCAAGCCCGTGCGCGTGGTGATCCTCAAGCCGCGCCAGGTGTTCACGAGTGTCGGTGTCGCGACCGAAATCTACAAAGATGTGGCCTTTCTGCCGGGCCAGCACGCGATGGCATTCGCTGACAGCGACAAGACCGTCCGCAACCTGTGGAGCTATTACGAACAGCTGCAACGGCAGTACATCCCGTTTGAAGGCATCAAGCAACTGAAGCCGCTCAAGCCGCGATTCGGTGACGAGGTGCGATGGGATCGCGATTCCTGGGTGCAGACGGCGACCGCCAAGACTGCCACCTCGGGAAAATCCTACTCGATCCGGCATCTCCAGCTCGACGAATACGCCTACTACGGGGACTCGGCGGCGCTGATGACCAACGTGCTGAACTCCGTGCCCGATGACGTGTTCACCAGCATCTACGTGCTCTCGACAGCCAACGGGCTCGGTGGTCCGTTCTACGAGCTGTGTCAGCGCGCGATGGACCCGGCCAGGCGTGGGGAATGGATCTTCCTGTTCTTTGCCTGGTTCGAGCATCCCGAGTACACACGCCCGCTCTCAGCAGACGGGTTCGATGCCCGGCGCTTCCAGGATTCGCTCGACAAGCAAGAACTCCACTTGATGGAGCGCGATGGTGTGTCACTCCCGCAGCTCAACTGGCGACGTTGGGCCGTTATGAACAAGTGCGAAGGCTCGATCGATCGCTTCAACCAGGAGTACCCGAGCAGTCCCGAGCTGGCGTTTCTCACGTCAGGCCGTCCAGTCTATGACAGCCGCGCGCTCTCAATGATGCCCATCGTCCGCGAGCCCATGATCGGTGGACTCCAGGAAGTCGATATCGGCACGCGCCGGCTGGTGCAGTTCATTCCCCGCGACAATGGCGAGCTGCGCGTATGGAAGCGGCCGCAGGAAGGGCGAGCCTACGTGCTGGGTGTGGACACTGCCACCGGCAAAGACGTCAGCGACGAAGCCGGTACCTCGCTCGCAACGTCTGATCCGGATTTCAGCGTCGCGCAAGTGCTCGATCGCGATACCGGCGAGCAAGTAGCCTGCCTGCGTGGGCGCATCGAACCGGATCCGTTTGCGGAATACACTTGGGCCCTGGCCGCCTGGTACAACTGGGCCTTCATCGTTCCGGAAAAGAATTTCGGCTCCGGCATCGCGTTCATCGAGGGTCTGTTACGCCGGCAATACCCGATCGGTCTGATCTATCAGCGCAAGCGCAACGCAGATGACCGGCGCAGCCCCAGCCTCCAGGAGCTGGGCTTCGACACCAACCAGGTGACCAAGCCCCAGCTGATCTCGATCGCCGCGCGCGCCATCCGCGAAATGTCCGTGCTGATTCACGATCCCATCACGCTCCAGGAACATCGCACGTTCGTGTACAAAGCCAACGGACGCATGGAAGGGATGCGCGGCTGCCATGACGATTGCGTGATCGGTTTCGCGCTGGGGGTTGTGGGAATCGGTGCTGCCCCGCGCGAGGTTCGGCGCATGGAACACCAGCTCGTAGGGACCAGGCCGCCAATGGGCCAGACCGGGCCAGTTCCGTACGGCCGCCGGCGCCGGCTCGATGAATTTGCCGAGGTGAGGTGATGCCAGAAAACTTTCAGCTTGTGCTGCCAGACCGCGAACTGCGCCGGCTCGGCGTTCGCGTCCAGGACGATTACCAGGGCGCGCTGATGGACCACAGCACGCGCATGAAACGTTTCCGGCGCTACTACCAGAAGTTTCGGAATCGCGTCGATCCGCCGGCCATGGGCGACGAGGATGAGTCTAACTTCTCGGTTCCCATGGTGCAGTGGAACGTCTACGCGAAATGGGCGCAGAATCTTCAGGCGCTGCTCGGTGACGACGCGGAAATCGTTGCCGCGGCGGTGGGCCCGAGCGACGAAAAGATCGTGCGCAAAATCGGCCGCTATATGACCTGGCGGCTGTTCCAATCGATGGGCATCACCAACAAACTCAGCCTGTTCGAGTTCCGAAAGATCCTCTTCGGCAAGACCATCGCCTACTGCCCTTGGGTCACGGATCGCTACTGGGTGAAGACCGGACGCAGCTCGACACCAAAGCAGGAAGTCTGGTACGACGGGCCCGGCTTCTTTCCGCAGTGGCCGGATGACATTCTCGTGCCAGCGGAAGACGCGGACACCATCCAGGACTTTTCGTTCGTGATGCGCAAATACCGCGCGACGCCGCAGCAGCTACTGGATGGCGAGCGCGAGGGCCGGTATTTCGGCATCAAAGACTCGCTGAATGACATCGTGGCGTATTCGCAGCAACAGCGCGAGCGCGATACCGAAGGCGAGGAAATCAAGCTCGAAAAGGATGAAGCCGAGGGGGTGACGTATGAAGGCTCAACCGCTGTGCGGCACTCGCTCATCGTGCACGAATGGTACGGCCGCTGGAGATTACCCAAGGGAAAACGCGATTCGAAAGAAGACAACCTGACCTATCGCGAAGTCGATCAGTCCGAACTCGTGGTGCGCTACCTGCCCGACATGCAGCAAGTGATCGGGGTGCAGGATCTGATGGATCTCTACCCGCGCATGCGATTCCGCAGGCCGTTTGTGGAAGCCAGCCTGGTCAAAGACGGATCTTACTGGTCCCCGGGATTCGGCGAGCTACTCGAGTCCATCGAAGACGAGGAATCCGCGAACCACAACCTATTCACCACCGCGGGCGAGCTGAGTGTCGGGCCGGTGATCTTCTACAAGCCCGGCTCGGGCTTCGATGGTGCGCGCTTCCGCTACCAGCCCTACATGGCGTATCCGACCGACGACCCGGCCAGCGTGAACTCGCTGAACATGAAAGCGGATCTGAATTACTGCGTGCTGAAGAGCCAGGCCAACCAGGCCATCCAGGAGAAAGTGACCGGGATCACGGATCAGACGCTGGGCCGCGCGATCGAGCGGCCGAACGCTCCGCGTACCGCGCGTGGTCAGCTGGCACTGATCGAGCAGGGCAATATCCGCGCGTCACTCGACACCACGCACATGCGCGAAGATATGCGCGGCCTGGTGCAGCACATCTGGCTGCTCGATTCCGAATTCGCGGATAAGGAAGTATTCTTCCGCGTGACCGAGGAAGACGCCGGCGGCCTGTTCGACACGGTAAAGGGCGGCAGCACGATGACCGCCCAGGAGCGAGGGGGCCGGTTTGATTTTGATATCAAGTTCGCTACCTCGGTCTGGTCGCGCGAGGCCAAAAAGCAGGAACAGCTACAAGTCTTCTCGCTCGATCTACAGAACCCGCTGATTATGACCAACCCACGGGCTCTGTGGGTAGTGACGGACCGGCTGCACCGCGCGTTTGGTGACGATGCCTTTGCCGAGGTATGCCCGCGACCGCCGGATCTCGATCAGCCGAAACCGCCGGCCGAGGAATGGGCGCTGATGCAACGCGGCGATGATGTAGAAGTCAACCCGATGGACAACGACGACCTGCACCTGGTCGATCACCTGCGACGCCTCGAAGGCGCGCGGAAAGAGAAATCCTTCAATCGCGACCCAGACGCTGAAGCGCGGATGCTCGGCCACATCCTCGGGCATCAGGAACAGAAGCGCCAAAAGATGGTCATGCAAGCGATGGCGCAACACCTGGTCCAGCAGATTCAGGCGAACAACCAGAATCCGGAGCAAGGCGGATTGAACACCACGGGCGGCGTTCCCATGCCTCTCGCGGCTGCGCATTCGGCGTTGGGCGAGCTGATCGGGCAGGGCCAGGAGCCACCCGGCCAAGGCGGGCCTGCCGGGCCAGCCAAGCCACCGAACGGAGCACCGAGCCCGATGGGGCAATAAAGAATCATGAAGCTGGCGCTGGTCCTACTCGCCTGTTCCCTGCACGCTCAGGACTTGACCCAGGAAGAGCAATGGGCCACGGTTGTGGCACTGCATCTCTCGGGGGAAGTGTGGACCGATAAAGCGCCGACGGAGGCAGAGCTGGACGCTCCCGCACCTGCTGTGTTCCGGCTGGTTGAGTCCGACAGGCCGTTGCGTGTCCACACCGCCGCTTGGCAATTGCCAGTTGTATCTCCCAGCGTCACCGTGTCCTTTTCCGGCCAAGGTGCCGAGGCATTGCGCGCGCTAACCGGCAAGCGCATTCCCGGCATCCAGATGGTGCAAGGCACGGTGTGCTCGCATGGCACCGGTAGCGTATCGGTTGGCGCCGTCATCCAGGAGGCGCACCGCCAGAGGTTTCAGACGCTGCTGCCGTCGGTCGGCACGGCGATCGTGCAACGCACGGTGAACCTGAATTGGCGCAACATCACCATGAACGTCTTTCGCATAGCCACTGGGACCGCGTTGATGATTTTTACCGGGGGCACGGTTACCGCCAGTGCCGCGGTCACGAGTGGCGTGGCCTACGCACACGGGTTCTCTGATACCCTGCCGCTGCTTTTTACCGGAGTACCGAAACCCGACCCGTACCTGAATTCTGTGGCCGATTTCAACTCCAAACTGGAGCTCTCAGGCACGCCTGAAATGGAAGATTGCCGGTCGATTCTGTTCACCGCGGTCTACGGAAAGAGCACGCCGGTTCTGGCTGGCCCGGTGCAGTTGGTGCCCTGACAAAAGAATGCCACTGCAAAGATACGTAAACGGGGTCGCGGCGCCAGTCAGTATTCCAGCCGCTTTCTGGGATCTCATCAGCGGCTGGAAATCCATCACCGTGGGCGCGGTGGAAATCGCCAAGCTCTGGTATGTGGCCATCGAAGGGCATCCGTGGCCGAATGAGATTGATGTTGCGATAAACGGAACTCTGATTACATTCGGCGTCCTAGCGTTACGCGACACGGTGAAAACCGCGATCGAAAGATCGACCGCCAAACTCGCCAGCGCTGTCGTGAACCCGGCGAGCCCAGAAGCGCAAGCAACGGCCGCCGAGGTGCCGACCGCGCCAGTCGCTCTAACGCTTGACGAACAGGCCCAGCTTTTCAAGCTGATCCAAAAGGTAGGGGGCAAATGACCCGCCAGTGCCTGCGCCGTGAAGGCTTCAAGATCGCGTTCGCCGAGTTGTCGGCTCGCTATCCCGGTGAGGACCGCAAGCGACGCCGAGCCATGGCGCGGGATCTTTCAAAGCGCACGCTGCGCGAGATGCGGAGGAAACTCAATGCCCTGGCAAGCTAAGGATTCTAGTCGGTTCACCCGCAAGGCCAACACGCCGAAGAAGAAGCGCCAGTGGGCCACCCTGGCGGATCGCCTGCTCGCCTCCGGCAAGTCCGAAGGTGACTCGATCCGCATTGCCAATGGCGTCATCAAAAAGCGAGGTTCGAAGTGATACAGCCCACCGATCAGCAGCTCGCCGAGCTCGCCAAATACATCGATGCCCAGATCGCCAAGCTGATTCCGAAATGGCAGGCGGCTGTTGGCGTTTCACAGGGGCCATTCGGATATCTGCCCACCAACGCTGCACAGCTTGGCCTGGTGCGCGCGCAGATCGAAATGCTGCAAGCCACCAAAGGCAGCCTGGCCGATTACCGGCTGGCGGTGAGCAATTGGCGATTGAACGATCCGCAGTACGTGCGGTTGGGGTTATTGCGTCCAGGCTTCCCGCCCATGTCTCCCGCGATCGAGGACGCCATGACGGAGCTCGGCGGCAAAACTGCGCTCGCCAAGGAGATCACAGACGCCGCGGTCGCCGCGGGGATCCCACCGGAGCAGACCGCGGCGCTGTTAAAAGCCCTCGGCGATAAGGTCGCGTAAGGAGCACACTATGGTCAAAACTCTCGCCGATGTGACGTTGACGGGCAGCGCCCAGCAGCTGACGGCAACTCCAACGAAAGCCGCTTGGGTGCAGGTGCAGGGCATCGGCTCAAACGCCGCGTTCCGGATTGGCGACGCCAGCGTCGGCGCGGCTCGCGGGGTTGTGGTGCCAGCTTCCGGCGGCGGGCAGTTCTTCCCTCCGATCGGCGAGTCACGGTCATACGACTTGTCGCAAATCTACGTCAAGGGCACCCTGAACGACACGATTGCAGTCATGTACGGGACGAGATAAACAGATGAAGATATTCAGACTCTTTGTCGTTTGCGTGCTGGTGGTGGCCATCTGCTTTACGCAGACCATCCCACCTCCAGGCGGCGGGGGCGGGAGTGGGACGGTAACGAGCGTCGGGTTCACGGGTGGCTTGATCTCTGTTGCCACGGCGACGACTACACCGGCGCTGACGGTGGCGGGCACGTCGGGAGGGGTCCCGTATTTCTCTTCGACATCCACATGGGCATCGAGTGGATTGCTGGCACAGTACGGCGTCATGATCGGCGGCGGCGCGGCGGCTACCCCGGCAACCATCTCCGCTTCGACTACCACCACACACGCGCTATTCGCGACTGCCACGGCGCCGGCATTCCGGGCGCTCGCCCTGGGAGACTTGCCCACCACGGTCAAGGCGCGCCCGCTCAGCTTCACGTTTTCCGGCAACGGCTCGGCTCTGACCACTGGCCTGGTGGCTTATGACGTTGACGCCACATCGCCGTGCACGATTTCCGGTTATGCGATTGGAGCGGATCAAGGCACCGTCACCGTCAAATTCTGGAAAGTGGCCGGGGGAACTGCTCTGCCTACCGTCGCTAATGTCATTTCGACGAGCGGGGTATCGCTGTCCTCCGGGACGCGCGTTCGATCGACCACCGTAAGCGACTTTACCGACACCACTGTCGCTGCACAGGATCAGGTAGCTGCCACCATCACGGCGGTGGCCGGCGGCGCGACGTGGGTGCAGGCAAAGCTGGAGTGTAGCCAGTGAAAAAAGTTCTTATTTTTGTGCTGATCTATTTCCTGATTTGCCCCACACCGGTTATCTTCGCCGCGATCACGGCCACAACCGCGTGGGAGGTGCGTTCTGGCAGCGCGGCGACAAACGGGGGCGGATTTGATATAGCCACCGCGGGTACCAACATGGCGATCTTCGACAACAAGAACGCCGCAGGCTGCTCCAGCTGCCAATCGGCCAGCGTCAACATCTCCACAACAGATGCAGTTACGAACGGCACCACGACCATAACCTCAGCGACTGCGAACTTCTCATCTGCGATTGTGGGAAATGTCATCTACGTCACCGGAGGAACTGGTTCCATCACTGCCGCATGGTATCAGGTCGCCACGTTTACTAACTCTACGACCATCGTGGTTGACCGGTCGACTGGGTTGACCACTGGCACGGGCGCGACTATGAACATCGGCGGCGCGCTTGACCTTCCCACCACTGCGAACTCCGTTCCCGTGGTTGCGGGCAATACGATCTGGGTCAAGGGTGCATCCTACACCGTCGCCAATGCCACTTACGCCAACGGCACCGTTTCAGCGCCCATCTGGTGGGTGGGCTTCACATCAACTCACGGCGACGGCGGCAAGGCGACGCTCGTCGCCTCGGGCTCCAGCGGGCAGATGATTACCAGCGGAAACTACAATCGCTGGAACAATTGGACATGGGACGCAAACGGTGCCACCACGGCTGCCGAGGGGTGCTTCACTGCCGCGCAAGGCACTACAGCCGACAACATTGAATGCAAAAACTATGAGGCCGCCACTGGTATCAGTGGAGCCGCCCTAGGGACATTCACGAATTTGTACAGTCACGATGGAAGATCCGGATGTACCCAGGCCGTTTCGAACCCGGCCCGCCTATCCAAATTTGTCATTGACACCCAGCCGTGCATCGGCATCGCTTTCACTTCTGGCTCTTGTACCAATGCCTGCAACTTGACAGTCGAAAATGGAATCATACGAAATGGGACTGGCGCTACCGGGCACGGGATCTCATCGACCGTCACATCGGGCGGCGTCATCATCGAGCGTGTAACCATCGACACCATGGCCGGCGACGCCATTCTGTGCAGCGGCGCAGATGTCTGTGTGAACACGGTTGGTCGCAACCTGATTCTTTCGAACATTACGGGCACCGCACTCAACTCCAGCACCACGGACTACACGGCGGCCCAGTACACCGCGTTTGGATTTGACTACATCGGTTTCTACAACAATGGCACCAACCGCACCCGCATTCCGGCTGGCGCGCACGATGTGACGATCTCCGCGCAGCCCTACATCGCCGCCGGCACGAACTATGGACTGAATAGCATCGGGGGCGCGCAAGTGCGAGGACTCGGGTGGCCCGGCACTTTCCAGGGCCTGACCAGCACCGTCGATTACGGCGACTTGGGCGCGGCGCAGGCGCAGTCTGTTGCAAGCACTCGCGGCTACGCCCAGTAAATCATGCGGCGCTGTCTCCTATTTCTCCTGCTCGGCGGGCTCCACTGTTTCGGCCAGAACATCCAGACCGTCTTCGAAGTGGATTCGCTGGGCGCGCAAACCAACCGTCCGATCACTTTCGGTCGCATCTTCGTCAAAGGCGAGATCACCGCCGGCAACTGCCCGCAAGTGCTGGTTGGTGGTACGGCCCCAACCCAGTGGCAGGCGGATGTGAAGAACTGGTGGGATGACGGCAGTGTCAAGTTCTCTGTCATCAGCTACGTCAAAACCCTGGCCTCTGGCGGCTCGCACGCGATCACGTACACAAGCGGCGCGGCCTGCAACTCAGGCGGCGCTTTCGCCAACGGGATGACGCAAGCCCAGATGCTGGCTTTCAATTCCGGCGGTTCGGGATGGGGGGCGGAGCTGAACGTCAACGCGATCCCAAACTCGTTTTTCTCCACCGGCTTTGAAAACGGGACGATCCAGGACTATTGCGCGCCTGGCACCTTCAACGCCGGCGCTCAGGAATTCTGCTCGGGAAACAATGGCGGCAACGTCGAGATCACCGGAGTGGGCAGCACCACGGTCGTCGCGAGCCCGACGCATGCCGGCACGAAGGCGCTCAAGCTACAGGTTTCAACTCCCAACACTCCGACCAGCGGCGTACGCATGTTCCGCTGGCTCGATCCACGGAACTCGCAAGCGAATTACTACTCGGTGTGGATGAACATCCCACAGCGCTACACCCTGACGGGCAACCCGGCCACCGGGCACTATGTCAATCTGTTTCAGTTCAAAAGCGCGAACGGCGCCGGTCGCATCGATCCGATCTGGGCGTTTCACATCAACGATGACGACCCCAGCCACTGGTATCTGCAAGCGGTCTGGGGCGACGGAGGCTTCACCGCAGCTGGGCCGCAGTCGGGCGATAACGTCAGCCGTAAGGTCTACACGCAGACGACCAAAGAGCTGCCCGTCAACCGGTGGGTGCACCTCGAGGCGTATCTCGAGCAGTCGAACGCTTTCGGCGGCCGGCTCACGATGTGGCAGGACGGCGTGCAGATTTTCGACTTCACGAACGTCCGGACGAGCTACACCAACTGCGCGTATAACGCCTGGTGCGCCGATGACGAATGGTCGGTGAACCTCTACACGGACGGGTTGACCCCGAATCCGGCATATCTCTACATCGACGACGTGTCGATTTACAACGCGCGCGCGAACGCAAAAGACATGCTCAGCGCGTTGCCGGATCCGTCGGGCTCTCCGGAGTGCGGCCCGGAGTATTGGTTGAAAGGCCCAGTCGTCACGCAACTCAAGCTCCATGACTGCACCTCGGCGGCAACTTACGATTTCGGGTTCAAAGACAAGCGGTTGACCGTACTCTCCGCAGCCATCACCGCAGCCGCGACCAGCATCAATCTGCTCTATCCGGGTGACGTTTGCAGGCTCGCTTTACCCACGGTCATCGACATTGAGCTCGAGAAGCTGAATGTGACCGCATGCACCGCCGGTGGGAATCCCTTGACCGTAACGCGCGGGTTCGGCGGCACCACAGCGGCCAGCCATGCGGCAGCGAAACACGTGGTTTCGGAATCCCAGGCCAGTCAACTGGCCGCGGCCCCGTCTTCAGGAGTAGTGGCACCACACACCTACAAAAGCCTGCATCCGATCTTCACGCTCTCGTTTTATCCCGGCCCGAATTACGCCTCTTCCACGTGTTCGGGAAGCGATCCCTATTGCTCGGTGAAGGTCGATTTCATCCTGGAAAACATCAAGAACACGAGCGTACAAGACCAGGTGTACAGCTTTGTGCTGAAGACCGGCCTGGGCCTGGCCACCGTGCACAGCCGCCCGAGCTTCACCCATGCGGCTTACGCGAGGTGGCGGGAAACCTTCTGGAGTGGGACTGGCCCCGGAGCGGTGCGCATTGATCCGAACTTCGCCTATCTGAAATCCACAAAAGTGCTGCCCAACTACGATCCAGCGGTTACTGTGAACCCAGCTGCGGACTATGGCACTTTCATCAACGCCGCGGTGAGTGATGGGGGTATCGTGGGCGGAAAATGCTGGCAATCGGCCAGCACGAGTTGCGCCGGCCTACTGGTCAAGTCGATGAGCAGCAACAGTGAAGGTGCACCGATCCAGCGCGAAGAATTGGACTACCTGTATAACTCCAGCTCCTGCGGCTCACCGAACAGCGATTGCGCCAAAGCGCTTTACATGCTCACCGGGGAGAAGGGCGCTATTGATACGTTGCTGCCCGCAAGCCTCTGTACTGCGCAGCCTGGCTGCCGGTACGGTGGCACCTGGGATGCTCTTCAGTCGGCCCCGTATCACATCCGGGAAGGTCGATTCGGAGCCAGTGCTCCCAACGCATTCTATTCGTCTGCGCGTGCCTCGAAGGATGCAGGCGCGAATACCGCGGCGACGGCTGCCGTTGCAGGAAACCTGGTGATCGGGCGCCCGCAGTCCCGGCACGCATTTTCTGAGCAGTACGGCAACAGCACCTTGAGCCCCGCCGCCGGCTGCCGGGCACCGGGAGCGCTCGTACCCGTGAACTGCGCAACCACGAACGGCTGGAGTGTGGGTTTCAATGACATTCCGAATCATCTGGTCGATTACTATTTCCTGCCCTACATCCTCACCGGGGATGCGTTCTATCTGGAAGGCGAATATTTCGCGGCTTCTGTCAGTTTGTTGACGATCAATCCAGGTACCGGGATGTTTCAGTCGAATGGTTTTTTCGGCTACATTTCGCCGTCCGACGTCCCGCGCAACTTTGCCTGGGGGATGCAGGCCGTCTCCCGCGCTGCTTTCCTGGCGCCTGATGGATCCAAGGAAAGCGACTATTACGCGTCGATGCTCAACTCGGGCATCGAAGTACAGGAAGGCTTCGCAAATCTCACGGGCACCAGCCTGACGCCTTCCGATACGGCGTGTGCAGCGTACAACGCCGCCACCGCGAATCGCTGGTGCTGGGGCAGAAAGACCGTGGCTCAGGACGCGATCGTAAAGAACCGTGCGCCGAACGTCGGCGCTTGCATGTCGTCGTCGAGTGACATCGATATCACCAAAAGCAATCAGGCCACGGGCGGCTATCTGGCTAACTTCCTCGTGCTCGCGGTCAATCAGATTTCGGAGCTCGGGTTCACACAGGCGAACGCCATCCGGGATGAGTACAACAAGCGCATCACCGAAATGGTGATGGATGCGACGTTCAACCCGTACCTGGTGGCGGCCGTGCGCACTCCGGTCAAAGATGCTTCCGCAACGTGCCCGGCATCTCCCATGCTCGCGAACCTGGCAGCCGTGAAAGACGCTTTCGTACCTACCGTCCAGGTGATAAACAACTTCTGCAGCGGAGGCCAGACGTGCAACGGCATGACCAACCCCGCGGCACTGTGGGGCTTCAAATGCACGGATCACGACTATCCTCTGATCGCACGAGCCACGGCGGCTTACGCTGCGCAGAACTCGACCAGCATCACGAACGCGAATTGCCCAGGTGGCATCTGCCTGGGTATCGCTGCGTTTGCGTGGCTCGACGCCGAAGTGCCCTACTTTTCAAAAAACAGCACCGTCAGCGGAACCTGCGGGACTTCGGATGTGCAGATCAAGTTCGCTTTGCAGCCGCGCACCGCCATCGTGGGCGGTAATTCGACGGCCATCAAAGGCGTCACCATCACGGGAAAGGCAGCTATCCGATGAAACAACGACTCGCAGTTGTGTTTGCACTCCTAGGGCTGCTCGCGCTCGCGCAGACCGGCGGTGTCACCGTCTCCGGCACCTCGACCGGCACAGGCCAGAACATCACGGGATCGATCACCCTCCCTTTCGCGCCAAGCGCGATCGCATTCAGTTGCTCTTCGCCGGCGATCGCCAAGGGCCAAACCGTGAGCTGCACCGCAACGCTCGACGCACCGGTACCGGCGGGCATGACGGCGACCATTACGCTCACCACCAGCCCGGCAACCGGGTTTACGGTGGCCACAGGCACTCCGACGATCGCGGCGGGCGCCAGCTCGGCCACGTTCGCCATCACACGTCAATGAGCGCGCGGAAACTCCAGGACGATTCGCTCGATTGCGAGCTGGTGGAACAGTGCACCAAGACGCGCGGCTATCAGCTCATCAGCCTGCGCCTGAGCCACATGCTGGAGACGAAACTGCGCGACCTCCGCGGATCGCTCGACCAGGCCGGAACCGAACGGGCTCGCGGGTACCTGGACGCGATCGAGCGGTGTCTCGAACTTCCGGAAATTCTGATGAAAGAGTTCCGGGAAAAACCCAAGAAGCGATGACCGCGCCCGCCTACCTCGCGACGATCCGCTGCCACTACTGCCAGCGCTTTCACCAGCACCGCGAAATCCTGCGGCTGACGGGCGGGCCGGTCATGTGCTGGAAGTGCTGGCAATGGCACGAGCACGCGCTCAAGCTACTCTCAGGCGCGATCCCGCCAGGCTGCCAGGTCTGTGGCTTGACGTTCGCCGATCTGGAGGCACGCTCGGCTGACGGCAATACACGGATGTACGTTCACATGAAAGACGGACTCTACCAGGTGCTTTGTCGTATGTGCAGCGATGCCTACACCGTGAAACGGCGCGACCTTTACGGCGCGACCGAATTCGGGCACCGGTTGAAATTGTGAGGAGCAAGTAATTGCCGAAAACAGCTGGCGTAGCCGATGACGAGCAGGTTGTCGACTCCCGACATCCCGACGATCCGGATGCCCCGAAAGCGGGCGATGGTGCGGACAAAGGCAAGCCCAAGGAAGAACCGACTGTATCGAAAAAGGAATACGACGCGCTCAAGAAACAGAACGAGGAGCTGGCCGAATCGGAGCGCTACTGGGCCGGCCAGGCCAAGGCCCGACCGAAGCCCGAAACGGACGATACCGACGACGAGCCGGACCAGCAGGACGATGCTGCCGGTAAGCCCGATATCACCGATGACGACACGCCGGAGAAGTTCACCGACGAGCTGTCGACCAAGGGCATGCAAGCGCTCATCAAACGCGGTGTGCTCACGCGCAAAGAGGCCGAGTCACTATTCCGCAAGGTCGCGGCTGAGGAAGCCGAAAAAGTGGTGGGCCGCGCGGTCAGGCACCTCTCGACCGATGCCCAGATGGTGCGGGAATATCCCGACCTGAACGACGCCAAATCTCCGCTATTCAAGAAAACCGGCGAAGTCTTCCAGGAGATGGTTGCCGAAGATCCCGCGCTCAAGAAATCACCAGCCGCGCTGAAGCTGGCCGCCCGCACCGCCAAGCTCCAACTCGATCTGGAATCCCGGCAAAACGGGCACGAGACGCGAGATCGGGACACCGACGACGACCGCGAGCAGTCGCGCGACCGGCAGCGGCGCATTGACGCGCAGAATGGCGACCGCGGCCGCGGCGCACGCTCCGACATCGAGGACGAAGACCCTGGCCTGTCACCCATGCAACGCAAGTTCCTGGGCCAGATGAAGGTTTCGGAAGAAGACTTCTCCAAATCGAAGAAGGAGCTGGGGGTCCAGACGAACGGAAACGGGAGGCGCCGGTGAGCAAGAAGCGCATTGTGCAGGGCATCGGTGAGTCCAAGGCCTTCAACGATCTGAACGCGCCCGAAGTCGACCCGCGCCTCAAGCACTGCCACGTGGGCGGAATGCCCGTCGAGAACCTACCCGACGATGTGAAGGTCCGGCTGTTTTATCGCCAGACCGACGAAGGTATCGCCGAAGCGAACGAGGGCAAGGCCGACAGCGCCGCGCGTGTCAGCCAGGATCAGCTGGGCAAGCAGATCCAGGAGCGCCGCGATTTCCTGGAGAATAACATTCCGATGGAGCCGTGGGAGGCTCCTGATCCGCTCAAAGCCGTGGCTGACGCGCACGCGAAGCCCGGTATGCGGCCAAAGTTTCTGAGTGAACGCCGGCTGAACAAAGAAGGCAATTTCACTCGTGGTTTCGAAGTCTGCATGGATGCCAGTGGCGATCCGGTGAAGATGGGCACGCTGGTGCTGGCCCACATGCCGGAAGAGATGGCCGAACGCCGGAACGAAACCTATCGGCGCAAGAGCGACGCTCATCTTGCAGAGGTCTATCAGAATGCTCAGGGCGCCGGTGTGCGTCCCGAGGAACAATTGGAGAAGCAGGGGCAGACAAGGCGTGGCCGCGAGGCTCCCGAAATGTCCGAGGAATCGTACTTCCCGGTCGATTCCGCCAGATAGTCTTCAGCGCAGTTCCGGGTAATTCAAAACCGAAAGTGAGGGCCGATCCATGGCTAACGTGGATAACCCGCATGGACTGCGACCGTTGATGCGCACGCTGAGTGGTGGTGTGCCGCATGTCCAACTATTCAAAAAAGTAGTGGGATATGGAACTGCGCTTTTCATGTGGGACGCCGTCTTCCGAGTGGCTGACGGCTCAGTCGATAAATCAGGCACGCCCGGAACGACGCTTTACAGCGGCGTGAATCTGAATCATGGCGCGGCTTCGAAGGCCACCGAGCACCTGGTCATCGTTGCCCCTGACGCCGTTTTTGAGTGTCAGGACAACGCCGACACCGATGGCTTCGCCGAAGCCGACATGGGGTTGAACGTCAACCTCGAACTGAACGCCGGCAGCGCAACGTTGCTCACCAGCGGACACGAACTCGATGAGTCCACCGTCGATGTGACGAACTCACTCGACGTGCACATGCTCCAGAAATTGGATGTGCCGGATAACGATTATGGCGCTCATCTGCGCGTCGAAATCGTATTCAACAAGCACCGCATGGGGCTTGTGGCGGTGGGGGTCTAACCATGGAAATTCGTGGAAATTTCTCCGACTTCTTCTTCGAGACGATGTTGCCCGCTCTCAACAGCGTGGTCTGGCAGAACTACAAAGCCAAGACCAAGATGGTGCCGCGTCTCTTCCAGATCGAGGGCTCCGAGCGCTCGATCGAGCAGTTCAGCCAAGTCTCCGGCGTGGGTTTGTTGGCTGAGATCCCGGAAACGGGCGAGGTCCGCACCGACCAAATGATGCAGGGATTCGACAGCTTGTTTAAACACAAGCGGTTCGGCCTCGGCATTGAAACCTCGCGCGATCTGGTCGAAGACGACAAGATCGGGCTGGTACGCCGCGGTGCGAGCGAACTCGGGCTCTCCGCGACGGAGACCCAGGAGATCGACGGCGCGAGTACGTTCAATAACGCGTTTTCCGGTTCGTTCGTCGGGCCGGATGCCGTTGCGTTGTGCTCGGCTTCGCATCCGCTGTTCAAGGTTGGGGGCGTGCAATCCAACACGCTCTCGGTTGCGGCCGATCTGGATGTCACTTCGCTCGAGCTGGCGCTCACCGATTGGGAGACGCAGCGCAAGGCGAATGGTCATCAGATCAGCCTGCCGACGCCGCGCCTGCTGGCAGCGCCGGCCAATCGCTGGAATGCTCACGAGATCCTGAAGGGCTCGTGGCGCTCCGATACCGCCAACCGCACGGTGAATGCTTTCCAGTACGGAGAGCATGGCCCGGTCGATGACATCCTGATCTGGCCGAAGCTGACCGATCCGGACGCCTGGTTTCTGGTGGCGCCGCCGGATTCGACCGGCTTGATTTGGTTCTGGCGCGTGAAGACCTATACCCGTGGTTTCTTCGATGACCGCACGGAACGCGGCGGCACCATCGTTCGCTACAAGAAGTCGCACGGGTGGTACGACTACCTGGGCGTGTACGGTTCACCCGGAGCGTAGGCGCACATCGTCAACTTCGGGGATTGGGGCCGCTTCTCCCTCCCAGATGGCCGCCCCGCCTTAAAGGAGAACTAAAACCATGTCGGCAAGAGCAACGAAATTCAAAAACGTAAAGATCACCGGTGACCTGGTGGTCGATGGAAACTCGACGGTTGGCGGCGCCGGAGTTGTCTCGGGCGAGATGGATGCCAACCTGACGCTGGCGGCCACACGGACGCTGGCTGTGACCACTGCCGACAAACTGACGGTAGGCGGTAAGATCGTTCCCCAAACCTTTCTCATCACACGCAGCATCTTCGACGGCGCGACAACCGCGGCTTTCGATGGCGTGATTCCGATCCCGGTAGCCTCGAAGATCGTCAGTGTCAAGATTCGCTGGCAGACGGCTTCGGGTGCGTCGGAAACCCTGATGGTCAAGAAGGTTCCCAGCGGGACGGCCAAAGCGTCGGGCACCGATTGTCTGGCCGCGGGGATCGACCTGACGGCGACAGCCGACACCAACGTCTCACCGGCCCTGCACGCGACTGCTGCGAACTACACATTCGCGGCGGGCGATGGGCTGGGATTCGTGGCTTCTGGCGCGCCGACGTCTCTCGATGGCGTGGGCATCACGGTCGAATTCCAGAGGGTCTAATGCGCGGCGTAACGCTCGCGCTGGTCCTCTTTGCGGCAGGGCTCGGCCTGTCCGCCCAAACGGTGTTCAAAGGCGGGAGCACTCCCTCTGCCAGCAAATCCATTTCCATCAGCCAGGTCACTGGCCTGACCACCGAGCTCAACAAGCGGCCCGTTAAAGGCGCCGGCTATACGGCAGGCACCGCGGCGCGCATTAACTCGCTCGGCCAGATCGATTCCATCACGGGCGCGACAACCAATTGCGTGCTGGAGGACGGCACCAGCGTCGTCTGCCCTTCCGGTGGCGGCGGTTCCTCCTCTCCTTTTGTGTTCGTCGGAGTGCTGGCCAGCCTGCCAGGGACCTGCAACCAGAGCGACCTGAGTTTTGTCACCAATGCGACGCCCGGCCAACAAATCTACGAATGCAGCGCGACCAACACCTGGACCCAGCAACTGAATAGCGGCGTGGCCGGGGCCAGCATGGCGCTCGACAATTTGTCGAGCGTTTCCATTAACACGCATCTGCTCCCCGGTACCGCCTCAATCGACGTTGGGGCGTCCGGAAATACCTTTCGTGCCGGCTACTTCAGCGGGACGGTAACGGCCACCACGTTTTCGGGCAATGCGACGACTGCCACCGCGCTCGCGGCGAATGGAACGAACTGCGCCGGCGGCACGAGCTTTGCCTTGGGCACGGACGCAACTGGAGCGGCGGAATGCGGCACGGTCCAGACCATGGTGGCCTCGGGCGCCAGCCACAAAGGCGGGCTGGTTCCTGATCCCGGTGTCACCTCCGGTACGAGTAAATTCCTACGGGAAGACGGCACATGGACCACACCAACGGGCGGCGGCTCAGTGACCAGTGTCGCTCTCGCAGTTTCGAGCGCTCCGTTCTGCATTACCGGCTCGCCCATCACCGCTTCCGGCACTCTCACGTTTGCGCCTTGTGGAACCAGCGGCGGCGTACCGTATTTCTCGGCCTCGAACGCCATGCTGAGCACGCCGGTCCTCGCGGCGAATGGGGCTATGGTGGGCGGTGGCGCTGGCGGTGCGCCGCGCACCACACCTGCTACGATCGATCCCTCGAGCGGCGATGTCGTCACACCTGGAACGGTCACCACGGCTACTGTCGTCGCCACGGGCGGCGCTTCGCGGCTCTATCTGGCGGCCGGCACGGCCCCAACAAACACGATCTTGAACGGTGTCACCTACGACGCCGTGATTTATTTCGACTCCGCCGACGCCAAACTGAAGATCCGCAAGCTGGCGGGCACGGTGGTCATACTCGAATGACCTACGGCGAGATTCGTCTCCGCCTGACCCAGTTGTGGCCTGGGGTTTCTTTGGACCTCATCGATGGCTGGATACTCGACCGCTACCAGTCGATTCTGGATAAGCTCACCTGGCAGCGGCTCCAGGTCGAGCAGGTCATCACCACCAAGGACGAATACAACACCGGCACCGTCGCGGTCACGAAGGGCTCGGCAGTGCTGACGGGGACCGATACCGTCTGGGCCGAGGAGATGACCGGACGCATCATCCGGGTAGCGGTGGCGACTTCAGAGGGCATCCAATCGGTTGGGCCCACGTACTACGAATTCACATGGTCAGGCTCCGATCCGACGCTGGGCTCGCTCGATCGTGGCTGGGAAGACGAGGATGCTACCGGGCTTTCGTATCGCATCAACCAGAACATCTATCCGCTGCCCGCCGGCACGCGGCTGATCCATGACATCCGCAACCCGCGCACGAATCTACCGCTCAAACGCTTGTCGCTCGCGCAACTGAATGAGCTGGCCGCCGGGCGCACGGCTTACGGAGATCCGGAGCACTGGTGCCTCTACATGGATCAGAACAGCGATCCGCCCGTGCCACAGGTGGAGTTTTACCCGATTCCCACGCGCTTGCAGGGACTGATCGGCACGTTGATTTTCGAGGAAATGCCGGATGGGACCGACACCGCGGTTTCGCTGCTGCCCTGGGTTCGGCCGGCCGCGCTGATTGCCGGCGTCCAGATGGATATTGCCCGACATCTGAAGGAATGGAACTCGCTCCAGAGCCTGACGGTGCAGTACATCGAATATCTGAGCGACATGGTGCGTATGGAAGCGCAGCGCATCGGGCCCTCCAAGATGCGCCTCGAGGACCGGTTCACCCGGCATCGGCGCCGGCGATACACACGGTGAGCCATGGACCTCCAGACTCTTCAGACCCACACACTGGAACGGCTCGGGGAAACCGGAACATCCGGCTACTACACCGGCGCTGAAGCGATTGGCGCGCTGAATGCCGCGCAGCGGATATTCGTTCTGCTGACGCTCGCCCTCGAAAAGACCACGGTCTTTCCGCTTGCGCCGAACACGGTCTTTTACCATCTGCTCGACTCGCTGCCCGATTTCCTGTTGCCGTTGCGCATCCGCGTGACTGGCGGGGCACGCGTGAAGCCCGGACGCTTGCAGGACTTCGATGCCCTCAATCCCACCTGGCAGCTCGCCGCGGGCAATCCGGAGCGCTATGCCTGCCTGGGCTTCGACTTCCTGGTGCTATACAAAACACCACCCGACAGCACCGTGAGCCTCGATCTCACCCATGCGTATTCACCCGCCCTGATGACGTCACTTTCAGTCACGCCGCAGATCCCCGAGGAGTATCACGCGGCGCTGATCGACTTCGCTGTGCCCTATCTGCGGATGAAAGAGGGCGCGAGCGAGTTCACGAAATCACTGTTCATGATGGATCGGTTTCTGACGGCCGCCCAAAAGATGGCGAATTTCGTGCGGGCCCGCAACCTGGCGCAGCGCTACGACCGGATGCCGTTCGCGCTGGACCGGTTCGATCGCTCGAAGCTGTTGAAGCTGGCAATTAAACAGCAGAAGCCTGCCATGCTCGCAATCCCGCAGGCTGAAGGAAAACTGGTGCCGACCAATGGCTGACAACGTAGCGTATACCCCGGGAAGTGGCGCGCAAATCGCGACCGATGGGATTGACGCTGATGGCTCGCACGCGCAGCTGGTCAAGCTCGCCATCTCGACGGACGGCTCCCGTACGCTGATTCCGGCTGAAGCAACCAACGGCCTCGACGTTGACGTTACCCGCGTGCAGGGCGTGGTGCACGTCGATGACAATTCTGGCTCCCTCACCGTGGATGGCACGGTGGTTGTTACCTCGATCACCAATCCCGTCACCGTTGCGGATGGCGGCGGTGCAATCAGTGTGGACGATGGCGCCGGCTCGCTGACGGTCGACGGCACGGTCACCGCAAACCAGGGCGCCGGCGCGGCTGCATCCGGCTCGTGGCCGGTAAAAATCTCGGATGGCACCGACACGGTTGGCATCTCCACCGTCAGCGCGACGAAAGCGCTCAAAGTTGACGTGGTGCAGCAAACGGGTGGCGGCGCACAGGCCGACAAGAGCGCATTTGTCGAAGGCACGGGCGTAGTTGCTGTGGCTGGCGGTGTGGTCAACGATACCATAGGCGCCGATCCAGCCGAAGATCAGGCGGCTGCCCTCCGGCTGAACCCGAAGCGCGGGCTGCACGTCAATATCCGCAAGTTGGATGGCACCGAGCTGGGCATCTCCACGGCTCCGCTCCGCGTCGATCCGACCGACACCACGGCCCAGACCGTCAAGCTGAAGGACTCGAGCGGCACGGCATTTTCGCGCAGTAATCCGCTGCCTGTCGAGATCGCACCATCAACCGGCACGGTCTGGCGCACACACAACGCCTACAGTGCCAGTCAAACCGATCAGACGATAAAAACGCCCACGAGCGGCAAAAAGCTGTACATCCAGGGCATCATCATCACGCCCACCGCAGCAGGCATCGTCAAGATCACGGACGGCGCCGATGCAAGTACGACGTATCTGTACTTTGGAACGACGCCTGCATCGTGCCCGCCGATTGTCATCATCTTCGCGCAGCCGACGCCACTCGGCGCGGTCGACAACATTTTGCGTTACACCACAGGATCTGGTGCGACTGGCGACATCATTGCGTGGGGCAATGAAATCTAGCCCATGCCGCTCCTGCTCATCTCAGGCGCGCCGGCCCCGCCTGGCGTCGATATCCGGGACACCATCGGCGATGCCCTGCCAGCGCTCAACGCGGGCGCAGAAGCTGATCTGATCTTCTGGACTTTCTCGGAACTCTACGAATGGTCGGACGAAGCTGCGAAACGTCTCGCACGTAACACAGGAGGTTTCGTTGACCGGGATGCCACCACCACGCTGAGCGATAGCGTTCCGGTCTACGCGATGCCTGCGCGCCACGTCTCGACGATCCACGTTTCGGCTGGATCCACGGCGCTCAAAGAAAGCACGGTCGACGAGCTGGAAGCGCTGGATAACGACTGGCCCTCAACCGCCGCCGACAACCCGAAACGGTTCCTGCAGGATGGCGACGAGCTGCGCGTCTATCCGCAGCCGAACGGTGCCACCGCCGGCAACCTCGGCCATGTGTTTCACCGGTTCCCGGTGACGATCACCTCGGACGCCAGCATCGCAAAAGTGCCGGTGGCGCTCCGGGATTACTTCACGTTCTACGCGCTCGCGGAAGCGCGCGGCAAAGAATCGAAGGGCGCCATGCCCGAAGTCGCGCAGTACGCGCGTGGCATGGTCGAACTGCTGGAACAGGTAGCACGGGAGTTCTGGGGAGGCGCGCAGTGACGCTCGGCGAACAGCAGCGCCTTTTCGCGCGTCTGGTTGGAAGCCTGATCATGCGCATCTACGACCAGGGCGACGAATGCACGCTCGACTGGGCCTACCGCCCTCCGGAAGTGGCAGCGTACTACGCCTCGATTGGCCGCGGAATCCGCTCTAGTTTGCATGCATCGCACTTGGCGATTGACCTGAACCTGTTCAAGGTCGGCATCTACCAGACGGATTCCGAAGCCCACCGGCCGTACGGCGAGTGGTGGGAACAACAGCATCCCCTGTGCCGATGGGGTGGCCGATTCCTCGGCGAGGGCGGAAAGCCAAAGCCTGATGGGAATCACTATTCCATGGAGTTCCAAGGCAGAAAGTAGATGGCTTCCGGCAAACAATCCGAACGCGTATTATCCGGTGGCCTGAATTTCCTCGCGCCCACCAACAAGCTCAACGAAGGCCAAGCGCTCGCATTGACCAACTGCCGGGTGGACGAAAGTGGACAGTTAGTGTCGCGCAAGGGCTCAGACGAACTGTTCAGCGGTTCATTCGGGCCTGGCCACACGCTGTTCCGCACGGGTATCGTTCGCTTCGGTGGATTCGGTGTGGACCTGCGCGGCGGCAGCCTTTTCGAGTATCTGATCGCATCAGGTTTCGATGGCCAACCGCTTGGCATCGTCAGCTATCAGAACTGGGTCTGGATCATGAACCAGGCCAAACAGGGCAAGCTGCCGGCATTCCCGGTGACTCCGGATAGCGTGCTTTCGGAGTGGGTGCCGGCCGCGCCGACGGCCGCGCCGTTAGCCTTCGGCACAGATGGCGGCACGTGGAGTGGGGATTTTGAGTTTTTCTACACGTTTGATACTCCCTTCGGCCATGAGTCCGGGCCTTCCCCGATCAGCACAGAGAATCCGGGTTCGCTTGGTGGACCGGCGCATCTGTTTCAACAGTGGCCAACGCTGCAGAACATCGCAGCATCGCCCGATCCGCAAGTGGACCGCCGGCAGATTTATGCGGTAGGTGGACCCCTCACGACTCCGCTACGGATTGGCACGGTTTGGGGAAATGTGCTCGTCGATGGATTTTTCGTCCCATCATTTGTTGCGCGCATCTCCATTGATAACGTCATCGCGCAGAACATCCCGATCCCAGGCGCGAACGATCCGCCGCCGCCGGCGCTGGGCCTGGTGGGTCCGTATTTCGGCAAGCTGATCGCATTCAACTCTGCGGATCATCCCGCGCGCTACTGGTGGACGCCGACCGCGCAGCCGTGGGCTTGGCCGGGTGCGCATGACGATTTCGAAGGCCAATGGGAAGATACCGGCGATTCCGGAGATCCGCTGCTTGCGGTGACCAATCACGTCCGCGTGCTCATCATCTACAAGCGGAACAGCGTCTGGCGGCTCTCGGGCGATCCCGACACCAGCGACCCGGAACAGGTGAACGTCAAGCTGGGCACCGTTGGACCGAAATCGGTAGCATACGCCGGACCCTACGATTTCACAGTCTACAAAGAGGGCATCTACCGCTTCAACGGCGATTTTGAAGAGAAGATTTCCCAGGCCATCGATCCGCTGTTCAAAAACGATTGGGTCGAGTTGGCCGACTTCCACGTCTCGGGCGCCGCCACGCTGGGCCGGTATTACGCGCTGTGGATCAACCTCGAATTCATCCACACGTGCATTCTGCACTTTTCGAATGGGCGCCTCTACTTCAGTTATCCGGAGATCGGGCATTCCACACCCAGCGCCACGCTGGTCTATGACACCGAAACCCGGACTTGGTCCGGCATGGCCTTCGATAGCCGCGTGGGCTCGAGCGGATTCACCGCGCTCTATGACGAGGGCCAGGGCGGCAACTTCCTGGGCGTCATCAACCGGGATGCGCTGACTTCGATTCGTATTCTCGAAAACGATAACACCACCGACAGCGGCAATCCCATCCCGTTCATCTATCAGTCCCGCTACATGGATCAGGGCTTGCCGGATAACGACAAGGTGTACTCGGACGTGGTGATCGAGTACCGCTGCTCGGACGGCGACCAGAACGTCACCAGCTCCGTGCTGACCGTGAAAGCGCTCTACGACAACGGGGAAGTGGAGCTGCTGGGCCAGCTCAATTCCGCGAGCTGGGCGACGGCTGTTTATGCTCTGCGCCCGCCGCCGAGTGAAGGCCGCGTTGCCCGCCGGTTTGCTATCCGCATCGAAGGCCGGGTGATGAGCACGGTGCACATCCGCTATGTGCATCTGTACTGGTATCCGCTCGCGCGCAAGGGCCGCACGTTCGACACCGGCGTCATCGATTGCGGCACACGCCAGGCCAAGCAGGTGGACCGGATCGAGCTAGAACTGACGGCGAGCAGAGATGGCTCATGGCTGCTCGAGAGCGATCTGCCCGGTGGTGTGGTGCAATTCCGCCGCGGTTCTCTCTTTTCAGCCGCCACGCGGCGTACAGTGTTGCCGATCACGCTTGTTGATCCGCTCGACGCTCACAAGCCCATTGAAGGGCGCGTGCTGCGTCTATTGGTAGGCACGGTGACGCCACCGGAGCCCGCCGCAGCTCCGGAGCCTGAAGGCGATCCGAGCTCGATCACGCTGACGATCTGGTCGAGCTTCAGTGGCACGCTCGGGACACCGAAGGCCCCGCTATCGATCGGAGGCTTCGCCAATCTGGCAGTTGCCGCCGGGCTCGGCTCAGCCACCACGGCGATCAATCCCGCGACGAACATGACCACGTTCGATCTGGGCTTTTTCATCGACTATTCGGGCGGCACGGTTCACATGGACCCTCCTGGCGAGGTGCTATCGATCTGGGATGCGTACATCGATGCCGTCTACTCGAATGGCACGTTCCGCTTCCGGCCTGTCTTGGCAATCCCGGATAATGCCGGTTTCTCCAGCGGCTGGGTCGAAAATGACCAGCTGGCCATCGATGTGGACTCGAACCCGCCGACCAGCCACGCGATGGTCGAACGCTGGCATTTCTCCAACCTATCCGTGCCGGCGGGCCTGACCTTGCGGAACTTTACGACCGACGTCAATGCGAACCCTGGCGGGCCCGGCGGAACACCGTCGGGCGACCTGATCGCCGGCGATCTGCAAATGCACCGGGCTCGGATTCGGATGCGCGTGCTGGGTGAGTACTTCGACGGCGCACGTGGGGAATTCTTCGAGAGCTCGGAGATTGGCGGCACGGCGCTGCAACGCATCGATCAGTTCAAAGACCTGCTGCTCGATTACGATCTGGCGGCAGCTGGATCGCTGCAACTCTACACGGACCTGCCCGGAAACGCGGTAGCGCTTCAGCGCACCATGACCGTGCCGGCCAGCAGTTCGCGGCGCACGTGGCCCGCGGCGCTCGATACCACGGCATTCCTCGAGGGCAGCCTGTTCAAGTTCCGGCTGGTGAGTGCCGGGATCGGAAGAATCTATGGAGCCACTCTGCGGCGGCGCAAAATCGGTGTGTACATGGAGCTCAGCCTCGGAGAAATCTGGGAGCCTCAGCCGATCTATTCCGAGCACCCGATGTTGTACCGCGAGATCGAATTCAACCTGCAATCGACGGGCAGCGTCACTGCGCAGATTTTCACCGAGATGCCGGGCAACCAGTTGGCCGAACGGCTCAGCTATCCCATCGATCCATCCGCAGCCGTCGAGCGCATTCCGCATAACCGGCGCCTGCCAGGAACGACGAAAGGGCGATTATTCCAGGTGAAGCTGGCGGGCTCTGGTTCGATTGTGCGCCTGTTCAGCGCGCGTGTGCTGGCGCGACCGTTGGCTGGACCCGGTAGCCATGACTGGCAGTGGATCCCGCTTTTTGCCGAAGCCACGCCAGACGCGTGGGAAACGGTTGAGATCCCGATGAAGCAGACGGCGCCCGATTACACCTGGTTCGAGCTGCCGGTCGATCCGATCACCTGACCATGGCCAACCCGTCGCGTGCCAATCTCCGCAAAAAGCTGGCGCTCGAGCTGCCACCCAACGCAGCGGTGACGCCGGAGATCCTCATTCGCACGCTGAACGATCGCTTTCGCCGGATCGAAGATCACGTCGGCGTGGCCAGCATCACCACGATCATTAACGAGGGCAGCGCCCCGCCTCCGACTCCGGCGCCGCAGACCATCGATGTGATCCGAGAAGTGCCGGCGGGTGTCAAGGACGGCGTAAACCGGATTTTTACCCTCTCGTTTCAGCCCGATCCGCAGTGGTCCTTGATCCTGGTACGGAACAACCTGGTGCAGAACCCGTACGTTCCGCCCAACTTTGTGCTGGACGGCGCGACCATCACGTACGCGGTGGCCATGGAAGCGATTGACGAACACGTAGCGTGGTACATCAAGGGGGCAGCCGCGCCAGACACGGAGCCGCACGTCGCGGGGCAAGCGCGCCAGTTTGCCGGCGGCACCGACAAGATCGACTGGGGCAATTCCTCGGTGTTCAATCTGCACGGGGATATGTCTTTCGGAGCCTGGGTCAAACTGCCGTCGAACACCATGGGCGCCATCGTTTCCCGCGGCTTCAGCCAGACCACACAAGACACCAACGATGCGTTCAAGCTCGGCGTGTTTGGCAATGCGATCCCTGGTCGCTGGGATTTCGTCTATGGGCACGATTACGGCGTCGGCGGCCTATTCGAGTTCTACCAGTTCGCGGTCGGAGTGCCGAGTGAAACCTGGCTCTACGTGGGTTTTTCGCGAGATGCAGCGGCAAAGACCGTCTCGGTTTTTATTGGCGACGGGGACATCATCCAGACCATTGCTGTCTGGGCTTACACGAACGCTCCAGACGGCGGAACCAGCGGCAGCTGCAAGCTCCAGATCGGGAACTATGCCGGGGGCGCAGCGCCACAAACCTGGTCGCAACCGCTC